ACTCCTGAATATCACTCCAGCCTTCTGCGCCCGCAATCACGGCACACAGTGACGAAAACAGGATGTCAAATAAAGGATAGGTGACTTTCGCACTCTGGCGAGGGTCTTGGATTGCCGAAAAATGAAGGGTAAAGTTCTCAAGGCACATGATATAGGTTTTCACTCTCAAAAGAGAGTATAAGATCACAGTGCTTTATTTGAAGCAACCTATTTTATTTTTGGCTAAAAAACATTCGTGATCTTGCCCTGCATATCTCATTCCAGTAGTACCCCAATAACCCATACCTCCAATATGGTTATGATTGGGTATTTGTGACTCTGTTAATATTGTATTTTCCACAGTAACATTGACCGAAACTGTAGTTGATGTTGTATTTTTGAAAAAGTTCTTTCCGGTGCCACTACCACTGGCTTTACTATTGCTTTTTCCTGTCTCAGAAATAGTTTCACCACACATGATAAAACGGCTTCTTAAATCTGGCGTTCCATTATTACCATCACAAAAAGTCCAGCCGGTAGGAGTATCTTTACCGGAGAACATCACAATCATTCCTTTTGGGAATACATTATTGGGATCAATACTGATTCCGCTGCTATCTACCTTAATACCATTACTCGCTTTAATTTTTACACTTAATCCATCTTTATCTGCTTTTAAGCCACCATCAGGGTTAATTTTTATTGCTTGTGTATAGTCATCACCCGGTTTTAGCGCTGAATTTGGATTATCAGTCCGACCAAGCGTTTTACCAACTTCATGGCGATCCATAGTATTGGTATTCTCTATATTGGACTCTAAAGTGGACCGGTTATATTCTTTTTCCATTTTTATCACCTTGTATATGATATTGAGTTGTTTTATTTAACAATGAAATTGATGATTTTTTTCCTTTATTTACTATTTACATTTAAAATATAAAAAACGTTTATTACTATGTTTTCATTAGTTTTGATTCAAGGGTATAGCTACCGCAATAACATGATTTATAGATGTTATTGTTTATATTTAAAAATTTAACCAATGGCTATTTAAATAATTTATCGTGAAACAAAATAATTATGGGGATGAGATTCTTATACACAACATTAATTAATGACAGAGATTGTTAATGGATGTTTATTTCTATGATTATTCAATTTCAATTATGACAAGGATGTGATAATGAATAGGGTTATTTTTATTGCTTGGGATAAGTGGATTGGTTTTATTTCTATGTTTATCGTGCTGCTGAAGAATTAATATGCCCGTTATCTTCCAAGTTGCCTTTTTACTGGCAACAAAATGATAAGAAGCTCGTTAATTCACTTAACGAGCTTCTTAAAGATATAAAAAGAACACCATTTTGCGGTGTTAATAAACCTGAGCTAATACAGATTAGTGCCTGTATTATTAGTGAGATTTCCGATTAAATCTGGCCATGCCCGGTTTTTGTGGATTGGAAACGAACCCGGGATTTCCAGCACCTGGTTTCCAGCTTGCTTTCATTTTTGCGCCAATACTATTATAAAACTGATTCAGTTCATCGATATTATTGGCAATGGTCCATTTCCCTTTACTGACAATAGCAACCGGAAATTCCCCTGGTTCAGCAACCGCTTTGACAATTCCCCCGTGTTTCTTTATCTCTTCTTGTTCTTTATCCATCGCAAAAGCAGGGTAGCTTACTTGAGGACCATGCCTGATAACATTATGTTCTATATCTTCAAATGGCCGGTTTGAATCAGATTTAGCAATATATTTGTTAATGCGATCGATGATTTTCTTTTCTTCTGATGAATTGGATGGTACTGAATGCGGTTGAGTGGTGAAACTAATCATGTCATGCATATCATAATCACCGGTGAAAGGCAGTGCGGCCCAATTCTTTTTTTCTTTCAAAGGAGCCAGACTTGTTTCGAGATTGTTTAAATCTATGGGATAAATTTTCCCATTGACTTGTTCATCTGATAGACCGTGACCGCTGCTCATATAAATACCTTCGAGACGTCCCGTTTCTTTATTCCAGTGACCGACATAGCCTTCAATACCCGCCTCCTGCACTTGCTTTATGACATCCGAAGCTTCATCTTTGGGATAAGCTTTGTTAATTGAACCGGGTTTAATGGTTTTTTCCAGAATATCATGCCCCTTGGCTGCGGCGCCTTTACCTAAGGCTCTGAGTGTTGGTTCGCCCGCTGCCCGAAAACTGACAGCAAAATTACCGAGTCTGGACGCTTTTTCAATTGCCTCCATATGGCCTTCCCAGATAAATTGTCTCTTAACTTCTTGGCGAACGGAGGAGTCGTTAGTCAGATTATTTGAAAGTGAAAGATGTCCATCAGAAGGAATTGATAATGGAGATGTTCTACGGCTGTTTTTACTATTCTGTGTGGGTATTCTCTGAGAATTAGAATATCTTGGCATATTTATAAATCCTTGGTCATTAGTTTGATCTATTATCTGTATAATTTTCTCTTTATTAATGATTTTATATTGAAGTTAAACTGTCGGAATTTTCTTTAGCGATAATAATACCTGTTCCATTTACTTTAACTACGGCTTTCTGGTTATTTACCCATGTGGAAAGAATATCTTTTATCTTAGCTAAATAGATTGAACGAGTAATACCCGAAACTTCAAGAATAACACTTTCATTTTCCTGATTATCATTATTATCTGTTGTAGGTTCGGTTATTAGATTCACTTTAGCCAAGGCAAGGCGAATATCTTCTGTACCACCTAAATCGGTACATAATTTATCTGCCAGAGCCTGACTTATTTGTGAATTATCCAGACTGGGTTTTTGAACCACCGAAGTCGATATTTGGCTAATTGGTGTCATATTGTCTTTAATATCTTGTAGTTTCATAGGTACGGTAATGGAATAGAGTAAAGATAGGCGAGGGCGATTACCCAGAGCTTGCCAAAAATTACCTAAGCTATTTAAATTTTCCTGTTGGGGAATAACCCGGGTATAAGCACCGGGAATACCGGTTAATTGGCGGTTGTTGATTAATGCATTTAAAATTCGCGTCATCACTTGCGCAGCTTGATTATTGGGTAGGCTGTCTGGGCTGGAGCTGTCACTAGAGGGCTTGCTGGCATCCCAATAGGTGATTAAATAGTTACAATTTATATTGACCCATCCCGGTAATAATGTGTTAGTTATCGGGTTATAACGTCTTGATTCAGCGGATCGTAATTGTAGATCTTCATGTATTTCATAAAGAAATACACTCACTGTCGGTTCCGATTGGATGGAGTTAATTTCAGGTAGATCAAATCGAATATCAATTTTTTGACCGGAAATGTCTAAATATTGAGATAAAATAGTATTTAATGCTTGATTAATCTCGATAATCGCATTGTCAGAAGCAATGATGGTTGTCATGGTTGTTCCTATTCTATTAAATATTTAAAATGCTAATCGGCCAGTTTTATTTAATTCAAGTATCACGGCGCGATCGATATGTTTATTTTCGATTTGTTCACCGTTATCATTTGCTGATAATATTGATGACAATAAAGCAATATTCCTGATATTAGCACCGGTTAAATCAGCACGTTTAGCCAGATGAGCAAAATCAATTTCATTGGATAATAGCAATTGTTCCGGCCAAATGACTTGCCACATTTTTTTTACGTAACTCTTCATCAGGGTAAGTAAAACGGGTAATAAAGGTAAAGCGGCGATTAAACGCGCTATCTAAATGACTGCGATTATTGGTGGCTAAAATCACTAGCCCCGGATAATTTTCCAGTCGTTGTAATAAGTAAGATACTTCGATATTCGCGTGCCTGTCTTGAGCATCTTTGGTTTCGCTGCGTTTGCCAAATAGGGCATCGGCTTCATCGAAAAACAGGACCCCGGAATCCGCTTCGGCCAGATCGAAAATACGAGAGATGTTTTTTTCTGTTTCACCAATATATTTATTTACTACGGTGGAAAGATCAACTTTAATCAGATCAACCCCAAGATAACCGGCAATCACCTCGGCAGCCATTGTTTTGCCGGTACCCGATTCGCCGTAAAATAGGGCGCTAATACCGGTACCGTAATTGATTTTTTCCTGAAAACCGGCTCCCAAAATTTGGTCACGGTAATTAATCGCTGAGATAATTTCTTTTAATTGTTGTGCTAATGTGTCTGAAACCACTAAATCGTCAAAACTGCGCTTTGGAGTAATTCGTTGAGCCAGTTTGCCGAAATTCTGTTGGGCGCGAAAACTTAATGCTTGACGCAGATCGGTTTCTTCCAGTTGGCCTTCTGGTTGCCGGATCATTTTATATTGATAAGCTTCTTCAAGAATGAGCGGTAATGTTTCCGCAGTAAAAGAGAAGCGCTGGCATAGCTGAGTAATATTAATTTTTTGGGCGATATTTTCCGGTAAGCTTGTTTTTAGTAAAGTTTCTTTATCGGTCAGTGTCGCAACGGGCATATTGATTTGCACCATTGGCAGATGCTTAATCCAGACTAATGCATCTCCCGGTTCTACCAGGCAAACTACGCGTAATTTCGGCTGGTTCAGCAAAATAGATAAATCGCGGTGTAATATTTTCTTTGCCTCTGTAAATAAAGAAAAATTGCGAATTAATAGACAAGCGTTATGTAGCCGGGTTTCTCGTATTGCGTCTGCGAGCAGGCTGGATATTAGGGTTGTGTTTTCTTCATCGGGCAGGAGAGCTAAATCAACAGTTAAGGTATTAATGCCATGAGATGCCATGATATTACTGACTGCTAATTCTCTGGCGCTGCCTTCTTTTCCCCGGAGTATCACCAGTGGTCGTATTTCATCAGTTTCATTCAACAATATCTTTTCCAGTGAATGATAAAGAGGCAGAGGATACCAATTATATGAAGCAGGCGTTTGCCAATTAGCACAGGTTATTAGGGGTGGTAAAAGTGTTCGTTGTCCCGATAAAAAATGCCAGATCGCGTTGTGGGTTAAAAATTGTGTTTGTAACCAGATAGATTCTTCATGATTATTGAGCCGTAATAATTGGTTACTGATTAACGGTGTTTGCGGTAAAAAGCTGTTTTGTAGTAATTGCCGATCACCTTGGCGTTGGCTAAATAATTCAATAGCTAAAGTAAAACTGGGCCACTGTTTTTTACTGCTACCATTTAGAACGGCAAATAACGCATGATAACGGCTATCGAAATGGGGTAATAAACCTAATAATAAAACATCACGCTCAAATTCAGTCAGTTCAAAACGTTCGACTAATAATGATAATGCATCAAGGGCAGGGCTTGCCTCGATTTCTGGATCGCGAATAGGATTATTTACTTCAATTAACCAATGAGGAACTCCTTGCGGTGATATTAAACATTGTTCGACTTCATCTTCGGTCAGTAGAAAACTTTCCGGTAATGAGTCGTATTGGTCTCCCTTTTGATAATAATAGTGCTGTAATAGCAGATCGATACGTTCCAAATGGGGATAAATCCAGTGTAATTCAGCCATGCTACAGGGGATATTTGTCAGTAGGTAGTCCATATAAACCTTCTAAATATTTTTCCAGTCAATCTTTAAAGGGCGATCCAGCCAGGGAAGCTTGGCGATATTTAATGGCCACGGCCAATCGGTTAATAGCATATCAAATGGCTGAGGCTCTACCGTGATGTTGATTTCTTGATCGCTGATCAGCAATTTACCCGGTCGTTGTAAAAACAGTTGGCGAGCGTCATTACGGGTTAATCTTTTCCAGCCGGGAAGTTGGTTAATAATGGCATCTAGCCATTGATCTATGATCAACTGTTTTTCTGGTTCAACAAGCGCTAATTCAATAGGTTCGTTAACCATTAATCCGCACAGAACGTTATTCAATATATTTAGTTCTGTCTGTATTTTTCCGTTTTCCCAAATCAGATAGTTAAGGAAATTAACTGCGCTAAATGGGGCTTGACGATGAATAAATTTTTGCTCTTCAAGTAAGCCAAATTGATTAAATAATGAGGGTAGCATCGGCCATAAAACTAATATTCCAGCATTATTTACCTGATATGGAAGAATTTGTTTAGGTAATAGAACGTATTCAGAGTGTGTTTTATTGATATTCTGTAATTGGTTGGAGTTATTTCCTGTAATATGTGGGTTATTCGATATTGGTGATATTCTCTGGTTTTCGGATATTACTTCCTGATTTGCAGTGTATTGATGTGTCTGAGTATCTTTAATATCAGCGTGAGTAACGGTTAATTTCTTATTAGATTTATTTTTATCTGTATGGCCTGAAATAAAATGTTCTGGAGTATATTGGTTTCCCTGAACGTTTTTGCTGCTAGTGTCAGTAATGACCGGTTGTTTACTGGATTTGTTTTTATTCGTATGGTTTTGAGTAAAATAATTAGGTAAATATTGATTTTCCTGAACATTAATATTGTTATGATTAGTGACAATTAATTTTTCACTGAGCATATCTTTATTCATATGATTTGAAATTAAACGCTCAGATAAATATTGATATTCTTTAGCCGATAGATGTTTTTTACTGAATGTTGCAACAGTAATAGTTTGCCATAATTGTTTTAACCAATTATTTAATGGAATATTGCGAGTGATAATTTGGCGAAATAACGTAATAATAGATGTTGCATTAAGTGTACCACTATCTAATTCAGTGGTGATATGTAATAGCACTTTGGCATCCAGTTTAGGTATTTCCTGTGTATTATTTATCTGTATATATTGCAATGCATTGAGTATCAGTTTTCCGGGGGAGACAGGCTCCCCAAAATATTGTGATCTGTTTATCCTTGCGGATAATCTGTGGTTAATAGCGCTTAATAAAGTGGATTGCTTAAGCGCTATTAACCGTTGTAGACTTGGTTCAGATAAACAGCTTTTTGCTAAAAACAAAGCCCATTTATCTTCTATTCCAACTAATTGATAAACCAATTGCTGAATATTAGTGTCAATATTTTGATGATGAGTTTTAATCTCTATTGAATTGAATGCGGAATTTTTTTGATTTAAGTAATGAATGAAATCTTCAATATTAATTGAATTATTATCGTATAATAAAGAAGGTTTGTTGGTTATTTCCTGTGGTTTTGATTGTCTTTTCTCCTGATGATTAATTTGATATTGGCTTAATGCTTTATTTAGCGCAGTGTTAAGCCGTACAGGGAACAGTGAATTAAAGTTATGTAAACTTATTTCGCCAAGGTCCAGAGTTAATGTTTCTAAATAGATATCCTGATTAATGGGATATTGAGTAAAGAATGTATTAAATAACTTATTGATATCAGCCTGATTAAGCAGGGAGCCATGTAATACTTTTTTAGCCGCCTGTTGATTATTAGCTTCAATAGTAATGGTAATCCGGTTTAACAGATTTGGCTCCCAAGGCATATTAATATTTCCTCTGTCGTGAATTTACGTAATAAATGTGAGGCGGGTTTTATATAGGATATATCACTATGATTAACTGATTTATTTTTTCATAATATATCTCATGAAATATACATTTGCTGCTACATGTGTTCCATAATCTAACTGCCAATAATTAGTATTTTTACCCGTAGAGCCTGAAATTAAATTAATATGGTCAACTGAGTCATGATGATTATTATTAGTATTTAAGTCAGGTGTGCCATTACTTCCATCACACCATACCCAACCAGAAGGAGGGTTATCATAATTGCCATAGAATGGCACAATTGTTCCAGGTGGAATGATTAAATTAGCGAGTTCTGATGCAATTGATTGTATATCAATGCTTACGCCATCACTGTCTACTTTAATACCACTACCAGCCTTAGCTTTTACAGAGACGCCACTACTATCAACATTAATTCCATTACTGGCCTTAACATCCAATCCTCCTCCAACTTTTACCCCCCAACCAAGATTCACAGATATTCCTGTGGGATCAACGCTAATTGTATTATCTTTGGATCTTACAGAGACACCATTCCAATCAGCAGTAATACCATTGCCGGCCTTGACATCTAATCCATCACCTATTTTTATTCCCCAACCAAGTCTTACGGATATCCCTGTAGGGTCAACGTTAATTGTGTTATCTTTGGCTTTTACAGCGACACCATTACTATCAACATTAATGCCGTTGCCTGCTTTAACTTTTACACCGTCTGAACCTAGGCTTAATCCACTTACACCACTCCAACCATTACCGGAATTACCCCCTGCTAATTTTAAATAAAGGCCAGAGCCGTCAGTGACTGTAATACCACCGTTATCCCAACATTTAACAGCTACCCCCTCGTTATCAATGGCAATAGCGCTGTTGGCCTTAGCTTTTACAGAGACGCCACTACTATCAACATTAATGCCATTATTCTCCTTAGCTTTTACAGAAACGCCACTACCATCAACATTAATACCATTACCCGCCTTAACCTTTACACCGTCTGAACCCAGTCCCAATCCACTTACACCACTCCAACCATTACCGGAATTACCCCCTACTAATTTTAAATAAAGACCAGAACCGTCAGTGACTGTGATACCACCGCTCGGCCAACATTTAACAGCTATGCCGCTAGAATCAACAGAAATACCGCCGGTAGGGTTAGTTTTTACTTTCAGTCCAGAGCTATTATCCAGTTCCAGCGCTGAATTTGGATTATTAGTTTGATCCGGTGCTTTGCCCACTGCCCGGCGACCGATATCAGCAATATCAATCAGGTCTGAATAATCAGTTTGTAGGGGAATACTGCCCGCTTTAAAACGATTTTTTAATTCATCTGATGAAGGCCCTATTGATTCAGGATTGGCATTTTCTGTATTGGATTGCCCAGTAGATAGATTATATTCTTTTTCCATTTTAGTGACCTTATATATAATATTGAATTATTCTGTTTTAAATATCCTGTAAATATTGCCTGATCATAGGATAGTAATCTGAGGATATTTTATTTAGTAATGAAATTGATGGTTGTTTTTATAGCGCGGTATGAATTTCTGCGACTATTTTTATTTAGATTGAATATTAGCTTGAATTTTCGGTACATATAATAACTGATTATCTTCTATTACCTTTTCGTTCCATTCGGTTCCAGAGTCGCCGATAACCTCTTTGCGCTGCTGTTCGGTGGCGATTCGCATATTACCCGTACCGGTTGCCTCTGAAGGTAAACGCCCTAACGTTAAGGTTTCTAAAATATTATAGGCTTCATCACCCAGAGGCGCGCCATTGTTCTGCCAACGCTTGTAAGTACTGGCAAAATTCTTGAAATGTTCTGGTGATAGCCAGTGGAAAATCATGGAAAGATGTGCCGGGAATTCAGCTAAGATTTCCGTTTTTACCCACGCCTCCAGTTTATAAGGATCGACTTTATCATTCTCAATAAGTTGACGATTAATCACCACACTGACCATAAATGAAAAGCGGTCAGCTAGGGCATATTTGTCATTGGAAAAGTACCAATGGTAGCGCCATGCGTCTTCTGGTTTTGGAAAATTATATTGTTGGCCCGGTATTTTTTTAATTAATATCCGGCCTTTAATGCGATCAAATTCTACAACTTGTGCTTTAAGCTCATAATCGGTTGGAGAATCACTATTAGCTAATATTGTTGTTGGCGGTCCATCGGGGGTAATAACATATTTCAGCGTAATTTCATCATTGACTTCGATCATGGCAGGGAAGGGACTTTGGGTGCTGGAGGTGATCCAACGTTCATCTTCTGTTCCCGTTTGATATGTGTCACTGGCATAAACCAGTTGGTAATCCATATCCTCCATCCATACCGGGCTATTACACCAGCGTAAATTACCTTGCTTAAACGCTTGTTCCACGCGGTTTAAATTGCGCTCTAGATCGGTGCTATTACGGGTGTTAAGAGAGAAGGCGTCTCCTGTAATATCGGTGATCATTTGGCCTCGTAATATGAATTTTCTGTCTCCCTCAATAATAATCAGATTAATGACCTGCCCGTGCAATAATTGGTCCGCTGTTCCTTTCTGGGTAATGATTAATTGATGATTTTTAGCATTTGGCTCACTTTTTTATTTCCAGATTATCGGGTTTTTGCTCACTATCGAATTTTTTGTCAGGTTTTATCGGTAATAGCTGAAGATGTTCAATCAGATAGAAAGGCAAATTAGCCAAGTTGGGGTTGTCTTTAAAACATTCTCCACCTAAGCCAATGCGGGCGGCAATCCGTTTTTGCAGCGCTGACACTTTATCAACACGAATATTATTACGCTGATAGGTCAGTTCAGGTTGTTGCGCCAAATAACCGCGCTGAGTAGAGAGAAAATCCAATGAATCCAGAGTGAGTGGTCTGGCTGCACGATGGGTGCCAAAATATTCCAATAAATAATTCAGGATTGATAATTCTTTTGCATAATTTTGTCGATGGATACCGTCATCATTATTAATTTGGGAATCATTATTTAGTTGTTTGATTAAATTGGGCATGATCTCCTGATGAACTTTCTGACCGACGGTATTAGCTTTAAAAGGCCATTTGGCGCCATATACCGCATTTCCCCGTTGTTTAAAGGCTAACAATTTCGGCAAAATAGCAAGTTCAGCGCAGCCGTTAGCCAGCATCTGTTCAAAAGGCAGCATAAATTGGTGCAAGTGTATTTGCTGTTGAGTTTCCGCATAGGTCTGTAATCCATAGCAGGCGGGTAATTTATTGCTGATCGGATAGTAGTCCAGAACTTTACGATGTTTGCCCCAGTTTAATAGTTCGGGTTGTGTCTGAATTAATGGTGCAATAATAATTTTGTTCTCTATATCTTGTTTAGAAACGGCGACTTTTACCCCGCCTTTGGCGGTAATAATGAGCGGGCTTGCTGGTGAAGTAATTAAGCTTAAGGGATCACTGCCCCATAGCCTGGGATAATATCTTTGAGCGATTGTCCAGGACCAATTATCGTCCGCCAACGGAGAAATATTTTCATCGTGTTTGCCTAATGCTAATTGGGTAATACTTTGTACTCCGGGGATAGCCAATAAGCAATTAGCCAAATGGCTGAGTTTTAATTCTGTCGGCTTGGTGTAATCTTTGGCCGCCGGTAATTCGGGTATCCAGCCGTGATGTAAATAAGGTCCCGCGAATATTTCTTCATTACTGTAGCCTAATTCTTTCATGGCCTGAGTGGTATGACGTAACGGTTTAGCCAATGCCATCTGTGCGGTTGTCATATAGACTTTGGCGAAGATGTCAGCAATATCTTTTACATCATCATCCAGCTCGATAGCAAGCTGCAACAGGAAATCCGTCGGTTGTAGCCAGATAATTTTACTGACGGATTCCCCTAGATTACGGTTATTTTTTAAGAAAGCCGCCAGACTCTGTTGTGCCAGTACCTTATCGGCCTCAGTTTCCCGGCTAGGGAGTAAATAAAGCCAGTAGTTGCCTCTCAGGGTTAACTGTTGGCTATCTGGCGTCTGAATGAAACTGTATTCACGTTTCTGTTTGTTATACCAGTACTGATAACGTTCACTTTCAGGTTCACGAACTAGCTGCACATCGTTAAAGAAAAAATAACCTTCACTTTTGTCGTTAATATTATCGCTGCTATGTAAATCCAGTAAGGCGCGGCGATAATCTTCCGCGGTAATGGGGCCGCAGGTCAGCATTTGTTGTGGGCCGAATTCTTGTGGAAAAATGCCATCGTTCGGTGTCTGTTCTTGTTTTTCGGGGGTAAGCAGATCGCGCAGGGGTAGCGAATGACGATAGGCCAGATCAGATGCACCGTAACAACCGGCTTCTAATAAGGTAATACCGGGATCATTTTCTGCTGTATTGCTCCAGAGTTGCCCAGACTGTTGCTCAATCACTGTCTTGGCTTGAGTGAGTAGGGTTTCAAAGGCGATATCGTCTTTAACGGTGGGAAACAGGGCATCCTGATTATCCATTGTTTGCTCCTTTATTAGCGGAACTCTTTTCTGACCAAACTAAAATCAGTACTTCATTATCAGCGGCCTCTACGCTGTCACCGACTGCTTCTGCGGTTTGGGGCGATTTTTTCAACGTTAAGTTAGTGACCCGTTCAACTAAAGGTGACTGCTGAATGATGGCTAATAACGGGTAGTAATCAATGCGATTACCGGTTGTGACGCCGATAGCGCTATCTTCTGCCCACGGCATATATTTTCGGCTTAGCTCCTGCTGTAACTGATGACGGCCATAGTCGGGATTAACCCCTGCGACAAATACCAGTTGATAGCTGATCAGCACGTCAACGTATTTGGGATTGTCGATTTTGAGGGTGGTCCAAGGGCTGCTTAACTGGCTTATCCAATCGGCCATTTCCGCCAGTCGGGCCGGATTCAGGATCGGGCGCAGCGCATCGTCGTTATCTTTGTAACGACTGTTAGGGATCACAGTCAGTTGTTGCGTTTCCGGCGCCGGGATTTTGGTTAGTTCATTGGCGGAAGGGTATTTGACATCAAATATACTGATAAAATTCTCTTTCAGTAGCGTAACGATATTATCCCAACTTAAAGCACGGTTACGATGGGACAACCGGGGAGGAATTCGCTTGAGAAAAGCGGATTCTGTTTCTTTCGGATGACCGTTCCAGGATGCCCAGGGTTGCGTCACACGGTTAATGGCATCGGACGCGCTGACGGTCTGCTTGATGCTATCGGCGGCTAATCCATTGATAAAGTGATCATTTTCAATGACTTCTGAGTTGATTAATGTAACGGTGGCGGCGTTATACAGTATGCCTTGCATTTTTGGGTAATTCTCAGGGGCGGTCTGTTGAGTGATCTCTGCTTTCAACCAGTATCGTCCTGACGGCATTAAGGCTGCCTGATTTGACGCGTCTTGTGGCAATAACGTACTCCATATTCCCCGGTCAAACAGGTTGTGAGTTTGGTCGTGAACCAGTTGATTTAATGGCTGCCAGGTGTTTTGTTGATTCAGATAAGACCAGAATAGCGTAAGTTCCTGAACACCGACCAATTGCCAGTATAGGGATAAGGTTTGTCCCGGTGACACGTTAGTGAAACCCAAATAGAGTGCGTCATTGGCGAATGAAGGCGTTTCAGCGTTCGCGTTTCCCCAACCGAAAGGCGTGAGAGGATAAACGGTGTATTGCTCGGTTTTTACTTTAGCGCTGAATGTGATTTGCAATGCGCTGATTTGTGGGGTGTAGGGTAAATTTTTACCGGTCGGATCTTGCCAGTATTGGGTGTGCATAAAATCTTGTTCAGCCAATTCTATGCGCACTGACGCAGGCCAGTCGTTGGGTGATGGGCTATCAGACACAGAGTAGTCCATTGTCGGTAAGGTAAAACTCAGGCTTTGTCCTTGAGGTGCATCGGTTCCGCCAAATAACGATGGGGTTCCCGTGAGCTTTTTTCTTTCCTGAGGCGTGACTAAATAGCCCTGGACTTTAAACGCGCTATTATCCGGTTCAGGGGTGTACCCTTTATACCACGCTTTAAAACTCTTTGTCGGCAAGCCAACCCATTGCGGAGTCAGGGTAAGCGTCGCGTTTTCAGAACCATACCATTCAGGGGCAACCAGATTAAAGCCGGAACCCAACGATGGAAATTGACCAAAGGGGAAACTGGTTTTATCGGTTTGTTCAGTTCCGCCGTCAGAGGCATAGTGCACACTACGGTTGCCGTTAATGTTGATTGCAATCCCGGTAATTTTGGGCAAAGTGGGTTTTTGAGTTGTGCCTAATTTTAATACCGGTACGTCGAATGCCATGCCATCAAGGTTATCTGGCGGGCTGATAGGATCAGCCGTGGATGATAATCCTAGTTCAATATTCTTTTTGTCGATAAGTTTTACCGACAACGATAACCAGTGATCTTCTGCACTGATTTTAGCGGTGAGATGTTCCGCTTGACCTTCCCAATCATTTTCCAGCGTCAATGTGATATGGCGTTCTCCGGCGGACATTGCAAATAAAGAGGAGGTAATCAGATAACCGGATAGCACCGGCATATCATTAGCTGTCGGGCTAAAAAGTCGGATACCTTTTTCAGGTAATGCAATGTTATCCGAAAGATTAAAAGGGATTGCCGATTGCCAGCCATTATTGCCGTCTTTCCTATACCAACGCAGGTCGGTCAGCGCCCCTTGATTGGCCAATAAATCCGTGTCTGACGCATACTGTAACGAATTGCCGGCGCTATCTTGCCCGGCATCAAACAGCGTGCCTTGTGCTACTAAAAATTCCGCGTTATCCGTATTCAGGATAACGCTGATGGCGACACTATCCGCTTGGGCGTTTTTAGGATTCAGTCCCAGTAATTCTCGATAATAAAGATCACGGTGTCGTGCCGGGAAGGTGTTTAATAAGCGTTTGGTTGTTTCTAATAGTTTTAAAAAAGCCAGTACGAAAGCCTGATGTGGCGGTAAAAGGCCATTGGCTTGATTAACTTGCTGGTAAATATTGGCTAATTGCTGAGGACTATTTTTTTGAATAAAGTAGAAACTGTCCCAGAACTGTTTTTTATCTTGATCGAAAGGGATGATTGAGGAGTATTTTTTAAGCCAGTTTAAAATATCCAGCGTACTTCTTTCATCAAGTTTAAACGCAGTATTTGGCACAATAGCGGAGAGTTTATTATCTAACTCGGCCTGTCCCATATTGACACCACCTATTATTTGAATATATTCCTGATCAATTTTCAGGAGATCATGGTTATTTAGAAATAAGGTTGAAGGGAGGATTTATCCGGCAGTGACGCTATATTGGCTGGCAATAAAACGGCCTTTTCCCATACTCGGCGTTGTCACATCCGGGCCACTCGATGGATTATTCGCCGGTTGTGTCGGGGTGAAACGGGCGGTAAATTGCTGACCGACAATAATCACCGTGGCGGTGCTGCGACAAAAGTTTGCCTGCTGGCTGGCATCCAATTGAGCAATGGTGACCATTCCCATACCGGGTATCGGATGGCTAGGGGTAATATATTGCGCCTGAAATTGGACCTTTTTTTTCGTCACCCACAATGGCGATCTTTTTGCCTTGGATCTGGGCGTGCCCGCTGCCTCTAATGGTGGCTGGTCCCAGAAGAGTGACTTGCCGGTTGCCGAATAACGGTTCAAATAGCAGATTGTCGCCATCCACTACCAGTTGTTTACTCATAGGTTCACCCACACCTGGCCTTCGCTGACCTCAAGGATGCCATCAATTTGTTGATTGATTTCGCTCCCTCTCAGGGCGTAAGTCACCTGAACATGCAGGGTATTGGGCAAGTCCGTTCTCTGATTGACCTGAATTATCGTGATTTCCGCACGTGGTTCATAACGCAATACCCGTTCTTCAATTCGGGTTTGGATTTCTGCTATCAGTGCATCATTGATATTGGCAAACAGATAATCATTCAGGCCACAACCGTAATCTTCACGCATAATCCGTTCGCCGGGTTCAGTGAGAAAAAGAATTTTCATGCTTTGGCGAACATTTTCCGCACCTGCCGCCATTTGGACACCGGTAGGTATTTCTGAGTGTGCATTATCTTGGATAGAAAATTGTGGCGGAAAAGCCCAACCCCGGCCATAAATATCGGCTAATATGTTGTCTGTCATTTCGCTGTCCTATTATTGTGTTAAATTAATTTTCGCACCTTTAATATCGACGCCGGACTTTCCTGTGGCTGACAGGGATTTTTCCGCCTGTAGGTTAATTTCCTGACCTTTGGTGATAATATTCTTGGCCGAATTTATCGTAATATCTTTATCTTGTTGCAGAGATAACGAGTTTTTCCCGCTATTAAGAGCGGCAATTTTATCTTGATGATTGAATATTAGTTCTTGTTGATTATCCCCTTGTTTAATGACCAGAGTTTTTATTGGGTTTTTCTCACTGGGTTCGATTGGTGTTTTATTTTTCGGGTTGTGCATAGCGCCTAATATCACCGGGAAGCGGGGATCGCATTCAAAAAAGCCGATAATCACTTCATCCCCCGGTTCCGGGTAGAAACAGAACCCGCTTTCATGACTGGCATAAGGTTTACCCAGTCGGGCGAAAAGTGCGCTGTTGGTTAAATTCAACGCCGGTATCCTGACCGGAATTCGGTCCAGTGACTGCTTGTCTTGTTGGTATTTCTCCACAATCCCTACATGCAGCTCTTTAACCTGCGGGACTGCCGGTTCTGTCTCCGGCAACAAACCCAAAGTTAACCGGGTACGCCAGCCTTGCCGTTGATTGATGGTCTGACTGACGCCGGTGATAATACCTTTACCATCCATTCCCTGACCAAAGCCGCTTAACGCCAGAACATCCCCCGGTTGATAGCGGCTATTCCCTGCAACTTCAACATTGCCGGAGACGTTATCACTTCGCAGGTTATTCAGGATGCCTTGCGCAAGGTATTTAGCTTGTTCATTATCTTGCGGATAGCTAAAAACCCATTGCCATGCCTGATCGGTCAAAGTCGCTAAACTGTCTGGCGCGAGTTGACCACTGCCAAGCCGACTGTTTTTTGCCTGAGTGGCCTGAGACAGTTTTTGTTGTGCGATATCCCAGGATTGTACGCTTACTGTTTTGGGGTTGTGCCGGTTATCCCATTGCAGATCTGCCTCAAACAGCACAATGCCTTGATCGCCGGCACGTTGTTTAATTGTGTGCACCGTTGATTGATTAAGTGATTCCGGCGTCGCCAGCGTGACCGTTTCGTTACCGGGTAATAACCAGATATTGGTGGCGGCCAGTCGGCTTTTTAAGAATTTCCAGTCATGGCAGCGAAACTGGACCATTTGCTCATGCTCAGTTTTAAGCTGAGGCGCCTGTTTGATCGTGACGGGTATTCCTGCCTGACTGAATAGTTTTCTGATAATGGCTTCATCACTTTGTTGGCTGAATAGCTGTGAATGGAAATTGTCAGTGAGTTTTTGCAGTGGATGTTTCGCCGTTAGAGTAACCAGACTGTCCTGACCTTTGAACTTAAGCGCTTGTCGAACAATGATCCCCTTAAACAACACGGTTTTTTGCACTCTCACGATCAGCTCTTGATTGGGCCGACAGCTGGTGAGTTCAGTTTGCGCTTTAGCGGCAAAAATCGCGTTGGCGTCACCGGCTACGCTAAGCGTGATTTTGGCGGTGGGAATACCGTTGATTTGGTGGTTGACGGTCAGACTTATCACAGAAAATTGGCTGAGGGTTTTTCCCGCTATTTTAACGTCTATCGCCGGTATCTTCATGCGTCCCCCTGTGCCTGTAGCGTTTGCCCGGGGGTGAAATCATCAAGATTATCCAGATTGTTTTGCCAGGCAAGGGTGAGGTAATCAATGCCGCCTGCCAGAGAAGCCCCGGCGCCTAAGGCGATTAACGGCAGCGAGAGCATATCGGTGACGCTGACTGCGGTGATCGGCGGTGATTTTAACTGCTGTTCCGTAGCTTGAATAACAAAGCTTTCGTCCGCGATCAGCGATAAAGTGGCGCTGGCTCGTAGTGGCGTAGCGTCCCGGTCAAACAGGGTGTAATTGATGGTGAGATCACTAGCCCGGCAAGCGAAATAACCTTTGTTTTCCCAACGCATTTTGCCCCATTTGATTTTGAGGAAGTGGGGGACGCTGGTGCTGGCATCTACCGTACACAGGGCTTTCAAGGTTGCGAGTTGGGTTTCTACCGGGATATTGTTGCCCGGCATGGTGGCGTCAAATAGCAGAACTAACGTCAAACCGGCGGGTTGTGATAGCACATAGCGGCTGCTTTGGCTGGCATTGTTAACGCTTTCATCCTGTTGGTAGCGGGTTTGATAATCGAGCTGAATCCCATCAGGGTTATACATTGCCTGTAAGCTGCCTACGGAGATTTTCCCTTCCCGGTCTTTAAAGGCGGTCAGGGTGAGTTTGGACAGGCTGCGTTCAATTAAGCTCATAATAGCCTCCGGTTTCACGCAACGCCTCTAACACTTCCCGTTTGACGATTTCGATCAGACGGGCGTTATTCAGTGTCTCTTGGGCTAATGTCTGTGGTGTGATGGGATTGAGTGTGATGGGATTACTCTCGGAATCAGTCACTTTAGCCCGAATAATCAGCTCCTTAATTTCGACGGTCATACTTTTACTCCTAACCAGCGCATATCTTGATAACGCAACTCCAGCGAGTTCACCAAAACGGTGTTGCTATTGGCGTCAAAGTCGCCGGTGGACCAGCGCACCGGTAGCGCGTTGCTTAATGTCCAGCTTGCCACGGGTAACGAATTTTCATTCAGCAGCATAATCACGACATCGGCATAGACCGCTTTTTCGCCACGCAGGACGCGATCAAACACCAGCGTGAGTGGTGTCACGGTCATCACGCCACGTTCCAACATCAGACTGCCATGTTGGATTTTTTCGGCCAGCCAGGTATTTCTGGCGTTTTCCCCGCCCTGGCTGTGTTGGGTGGTTTGCAGCTCGCGGCTCAAGCCCGATATCCGTTGAAAGGCGATATCCAGTGGACTGGGAATGTTGTTAAAAAGAAAACTGGCGATAAAACGGTGTGACACTGCCGGGGTGTAGAGGTTGTTCATATTTTGCCTCTGTTTAACTTTTGTTTCTGTTTAACTTAGCGGGTGGTACCGGTACGGGTATCGAATGTCAGGCTTAGCTCAATAAATTCGGCCGGAATTAAGACTGAAAGGCTGATTTTCATGATCATTTTTCCGGCCCGTATATCGGCTTCACTCATTGATTCACCCACACCCAATAACACCTTGAACGCCTGATCTTCTTGGGTGCCTCGTAGCCCGCCGTTTAACCATAATTGACGCAACCAGTTGTGGGCTTGTCCTTTGAGTTTCATCCAAGTGATAGCGTTATTAGGCTCAAAGACAAAGGCGCGACCTAGTTGGGTCATATGGGCTTCGATATAAGAAACCAGACGACGGATTTGGATATAACGCCAGAGTGAACCGGGCGTATTTTCCAACGTTCGGCATCCCCAGATCCGAATGCCTTTGCCGGGAAAGCTGCGCACCAGATTCAGCGAGGCGCCATCCGGGTTAAAGAGTATATTCGCTTCAATATAAGAGCGTACCGGGCTAATCACTTTGGCTAAGGCAATGTTGGCCGGAGCGGTCCATACGCCTTGTTGGTTATCGTTACGCTGGATGACGGCCGCCACTGCGGCGGTCGGTGAAAGCACGATAGGATTTTGCGCATTATCCTGATAGGCGCTTTTCAGCAACGGCCAGTATACGGCGCCCCATTGTCGATCCGCGGAAGAAAACCGTTTTAAACACTCAGCGGCTAATGTGGGATTGTCTGGGGCATCCAATAATCCCATAATACCGCGTCGGCTCTTGCAAAGATTGAGCACTGATTGCCAAAATTGTAACCAAAGATCTCTTTGAGTATAGGAAACCTCTGTTTGATTAAAGCGGATAACATCCGGGGTGATAATCAAGGTAATGTCGTTCTCTGCGGAAATCGTTTGTGCCAGCCACGTTTGTTGCAGCGTGGTGATCAATGACGGAAAATCGCTCAATTGCTTCTCAGTACCCAATGACAGCACATAAGCCTGTTGACCGCCGTTTTCAAAGAAATGACGCACGGAATAGTACATTAATCCTGACTCAGGAAATGACCGGGCAAAATCGGCCAGACTGTTAAGCTTGATAGCCGTTTTATTGACCGGCGATGAGGTGTAACCAATAAAAACCGGTATACCGATAAACGTGTCATCCTGTTTTGGGGATATCAGGTTTTCTGTGACGGTGACGCTCGGCTGTATTATCTCCATTATCGTCTCCTTAGCGACTGAATAGACGCGGTGTTTAACCGCGTCTCAGTACGATTACTGTGCTACATGTTGTGAAAACTGAAGGATAATAAATTCAGCCGGACGTACCGCGGCCATACCCACTTTGACAATCATTTTCCCTTGTTTAATGTCGTCGTCAGACATGGTGATACCTTTACCAATCTGAACAAAATAAGCTTCCTGAGGTTTATTTCCCGCTAATGCCCCTTGTTGCCATAAGGAATAGAGATAATTGTCAATGGCTGACTTCACTCGCTCCCAAGTAGGTTGGCTATTGGGTTCAAAAACAGCGGTGCGCATGGCTTGCTTGATATCCCGCTCTGCGCTGTTAAACAGACGTCGAACCGGAATATAGCGCCAGTTGTCATCATTTTGCAGAGTACGTGCGCCCCACACCACAAAGCCCCTCCCATTGAAATAGCGAATAGCATTGATGCCCTGTTGATTCATGGTGCCTTGTTCATCGTCATTGAGTCGTTCAGTGACATCACTGATACCGCTTAGCACGACATTCGCCGGGGCTTTCCAGACACCACGGCTGGCATCAGTGGCACAATACACGCCCGCCATTACTGCACTGGCAGGAATGACGTTGCCGTTGGCGGCTATTTTGTTCTGTATTGTTTGAGTAGCTTGTTGGTAGACAGCTAGATTTTTCTGTTTGAGTTGTGACAGATTGGTGATTGCATCGGGCTTTGTTTCCGCATCTTCATAACCTGAAACAGCTATAGCACTATCTTCCGCTTGCATAAGTTGTGAGACTTTCACCGCTGGATAGTAAGTTGCGGTTTGCGATTGCACATTAACGCCAGGTATGCTGGTTTTAGTTTGGCTGTCAGCGATCAGAAAATAGCCGGCATTCAATAATGCGGGGGTTAAGCTGTTGTATATCGCGCTCTGGTAAGAAGAATCCTGTTCAGGGCAGACGATTAAAGTAATCTCCAGAGCCTGCTCAATTAACTCAGGGATTAATGCCGAAGTAGCAGTATCTTGGGGATTAGCAACCGGCAGGATATAACAAGGTCCACCGCCATTTTGAAAATAAAGTTTTACCGCTTCACTACTTGTTGTGTAGGTACCGACAGTCACAGTGTAAGTGTAACCGGAGCCTGTATCATTTGCGTTAAGAGCGATATCGGTTGTAGCAACAACTGCTGCATCGCCTGCAACTTTCTCGGAAGGCGGAGTGGGAGGCGGTGGTGTTGGCGTTGGTTTAGTCGATGTGATGGCGATTGACGTAATACAACCGACATTAAATAGATTGGTAAAATCCAGCCAGCTACTAATGCGTATCGCTTTTAGGGGTGAGCTGGTTTTTTTAGGTTGGAAACGGCCAATAAAAACAGGTATTGCGGTATTCCCGTGGCTGACAGAGAGCGATAATGACGCATCTTCTTCAATATAGACGCCAGGATAAGTTGGTGTCGTTGGCATGCTGCCTCCAATTATTGTGCGATATTCTGCGTGAACTGCAAGATAATGAATTCGGCTGGACGAACAGCGGCCATGCCGATTTTGACGATCATTTTGCCCTGCTTGATATCGTCATCAGTCATGGTGACGCCTTTACCGATTTGAACAAAATAAGCCTGTTCGGCTTTGTCGCCCATCAATCCGCCTTGCTGCCAGAGGGAATGGAGATAGTTATCAATGGCCCGGCGTACAGCTTCCCAGGTGGGTTGGCTGTTAGGCTCGAACACCGCGAAACTCATGGCATTTTTAATGTCCCGTTCCGCGCTGTTAAACAGGCGACGAACCGGGATATAACGCCAGTTATCGCTGTCTTCAAGGGTTCTAGCTCCCCAAACCAGCGTACCGATCCTAGGAAAAGTACGGATCATATTCAGTGCTTTACCCTGGTTATATCTCCCTTGCAGGTCGTCGGTCATCGGATATTTAGGTTGTAATCCGCCCTGAACAGGGACATTGGCAGGGGCTTGCCAGACGCCCCGGCTATTATCGACGCTGGCATAAATACCAGCCATGACGGCACTCGGTGGAATATCAATGGAGGCTTTATTTTCTCCCCACTCAGCGGTCAGCCAGGGATAGTAAACTGCGGCATATTGAGTTGCTGAATAAGGCTTAAGTACATCATCGGGTGTTTGGGTTGAGGTTATTTGAGTTTTAGGGCCGTCAAAAATGGCGAATAATCCCTTGCCTAATTGACAAAGTGTTCCGACGGCGGTGGTGATCTCTTCTCCGGCGGCAACCAATAGCGTGACATCATCAAGTACCGGCACTTGCTTTTCTAAATCTTGCGTTTTGACGAGATAACCATATCCACCGCCGTTAATAAAATAGGCGCGCAGTGCGATATCGAGTTTATCGGAAGGATTAAATTGTCCACCTTTTAGTGTCAAATACTCCAGCCAGCTACTGACGCGAATATAGGGCTTACTTGATATTAATGAATTATTATTTGCGACGGCAAAAACAGGTACTGCCGTTGCACCGGAACGAACAGAAAGGGACGGTGAAGCGTCCTCTTCAATATAAACGCCGGGATAAGTTGGGGTTATTGGCATATTGCCTCCAAGTTATTGTGCGATATTTTGCGCGAACTGTAGGATGATGAATTCGGTCGTGATGAGCCATGCCAATATTGATCATCATGTGTTAGCGCATGGATAATTGGCTATGTCAGACGATTATCTTCTGCAATATAAACATCGGGATAGATCGTTATTACCGAGGTATTAAGGTGCTTGAATAGTGACCCGATCCGCGACCAGAGCAATTTCTTGAATGGCAATATCATTGCTGGTGGCGTCAAAAGAAGGGGAGGTGAATGACGTTGGGAAGGCATTTGTCACATTCCAGGTCATTAGAATCTCGGTACCGGCTTCGTTGGTCAGACTAATTGCGATATCTTTTTTCTCAACTTGATTAAGTTGAATAGCATTAATCCAGTCAAAAAGCTTAGTATCGCCAGGGAAGACGCCTTTACGCAGGGTAATATTGATCGCTTGACGCTGGCCCGGCATTTTATAGTAATTACCGGTACCATCTTTATATTCGATGACGTCATGAGAGATATCGAGTCCGGAAACATTGTTAAAAGGGATTTTCTCATCGCCAATAGAGACAACAAACCGATAAGCAGGAATGGGATAGTCAACAGCAATTTGTTCTGGAGTTATAGCCATGATTGTTTCCTTGATTGTTTACATTTGAAATATAAGGAAAACGTCTATTACTTTGTTTTCCTTAGTACCTAACGATTGAGTATAGCTACCGCAACAACCTGATTTACATAGGTCTTTATTCGTATTAACGGGTTTGTTCAATGATTATTTAAATCACCTTTGATAAAGCGAGGTGATTATAGAGAATGGATTTTTAGGCGGTAGCATCAATTAATAATGATATTTATTTTTAATTGATGTGGCAGGTTTTAGTGATTTCATGTATCAGCGTTAATTTACTGCTTTCTGTAAACATGAAAATAAATAACAGGTGTGATTTTTATGTTGAATAATATCACGTGGTTATGAGATTTTTCATTGTCAGGTAGTTTTGTGCTTTAATAATTTCCATTATAAATTAATGAACAGACAAAAAGATAATTGTAAAATAATTAGCTGTGAAATTAGTTAGAATGTTTATTGGGGTGAAAAGAGAGAACAGCGATTTCAGAAGCACGTGGATTCAAATCCGGTCTTTCGCTTGGAATGTAAATGTGCGGCTTCTATGCGTTTTGTGCATTGACTCAAGCATTTTTATGCCGATAACGTATCAAAAGTAAGTTTGTTGGACGTTTGTTCAAGTTCACTTTGGTGATTTCCATCACCGTTTCACGGTCAAGACTCATACCTCGGTGACTGTTTTGCCAGTCACCGTAAGATTCTCTTTTAACACGAATCGTTGAATACTGATGAAGAACTCTCAGCACGAGTTAGTGGCGTATTTGCTCAAGTTCGTTCTGACTCAGACCGGTGGTTTTCATCACCGTTTCACGATCGATTCCGCTGTTCAGCAATGCATGAGCAATTTTTAACGTTGCCTCCTGGCGTCCTTCTTGACGTCCCTCCTGGCGTCCTTCTTGATGTCCTTCCTGGAGTCCTTCTTGACGTGCTTTATGTTCCAATCTTTGCGCTATTGTCATCAGTACCTCCCCATACCTCGGTGACTGTTTTGCCAGTCACCGTAAGATTCTCTTTTAACACGAATCGTTGAATACTGATTAAGAACTCTCAGCACGAGTTAGTGGCGTATTTGCTCAAGTTCGTTCTGACTCAGACCGGTGGTTTTCATCACTGTTTCACGATCGATTCCGCTGTTCAGCAATGCATGAGCAATTTTTAACGTTGCTTCCTGGCGTCCCTCCTGGCGTCCCTCCTGACGTCCTTCCTGACGTCCTTCCTGACGCCCTTCCTGACGTCCTTCCTGACGTCCTTCTTGGAGTCCTTCCTGACGTCCTTCCTGACGTGCTTTATGTTCTAATCTTTGCGCTATTGTCATCAGTACCTCCTCATACTTCGGGGACTGTTCTGCCAGTCGCCGGATAAAACCCTCTGGATCGGCGGTATCTCCCGCCTGTAATAAGTAGTTTAGCACGCTTCTTAGCTGATCTTCCGTATGGTAACCATACGCCAGCAATATGGACAGTTTTTGCAGTGACCCCATCATATCACGCTGCCAGATATGCTTTTGCACCATTTCCAGTAGCGCGACCCGTTTATGCGTTAGGATTTCATCATCCGAAATTACCGTCACATCTACCAGCGGGAATGGACTGGAATAGAGCTCCTTCGCCAGAGCTGGATCATCGAAGCAGTCGAGCCAATTGGTACTCCAGGGATACGGTTGTATTTTCCCGTGATAAAACAACACCGGAATGACCAGCGGCAATTTTTCATGTCCTTGCTCCAGATGCCGTTGCATGGCTGAAATACTGTAACGTATTAATCGGAACGCCATCATTTTGTCCGGGGAACTTTGGTGTTCGATCACGCAGTACACATAACCGTCACCTTGCACCGTTTTCAGTGAATACAAAATATCGGAATAATGCGCACGCAGATTGTCTTCAATAAACGACCCTGATGCCAATTGCAATGTATCCAGATCACAAATTGCCCGTAATGTCGCAGGCAAATGTATCTCCAGAAAGTCTCTGGCCGTATCAATATGACCTAGAAACTGTTTGAAAATAGCGTCATGTGGCGTTGGTGTATTTTTTTTCTTCATAGGCGGATAATAGCATACTTTTTTTATATTGAAGGAATATTAAGCAAGAAACTGAGCGGACTGTGATGTCTTGAATTTCCCTCTTAATCGAAGTTCAGGTTAATTATCAACATAACTTGTTACTGGATTGGTATTGGTATAAAAGCGCAAAGCCTGATCATTGCGACTAAAACAATAGCCTAAAATAACATGATAATCCGGAGAATTAATAATTTCTTCCATCTCCTGATAGGTAGTTTTTCTGACATCTTTGATATGTATTGGTTCACTCCTATCATATTCACCTTTTCTATCATCTTTGTCTTCATTAAAAAATAGCTTTTCACGTAAGTCTTTTCTTCTGACTCCATTAGTATTAGCATCCCAATTAAACCCAAAAGCATCACCGTGAGATCCCGTTAGGATTAAAATGGGTTTACCGTCATATTGAGGATTGGACGTAATCATTCTTATCGGGTGATTTAAATCATAAGCTGTTATTGCGGTATCCGAACCATAAATTTTTTTACCATTAAATAATATAGAATGCCAATTTTTTCCACTGGCATTTCTTTTCTTAAGTTGTTGTTTGGTTAAAACAACTATTTTGGGATCACGTAACTGTTGAAACTCATCAGGTATATTCGGTTGCTTCGTGTTTCATTGAATTTGCTTTTTTATTGAATATGGAGTACATGTTATCACCTAAATTTTGATTAAAATGTATATTAGGGGAAAATGAATTTTAAATTGTTGTTTATATTTTAATTTCATTTAAGAATTGATTTGAACAACTGTCAATATATTAATAGAATAGATTATTCTATATCTAGCCATTATTTCTTTCCTCCTTTTGTGTGAGCCGAAAGTGTAGGGTTTTTATCTCTGGTAAATATAATTTGGTGTTTGAAATTATATTTTTCCCTCATTTTATTTAAATGTTCCTGCATAGGATTAATACTGAGGTGAGCATCTCCTATGGAGATAACAAATGTATGATTCTCTTTTTCAGCGGCATGTTTTGCGATTTTCTCTGCTAACGTTGGGTTGATATATTCATCGCGCCATGTACCAGAAGTAAAACGGAGCATTTCTGGCGCGACTTTCTCCAGCTCCCCTTTACTGCCGGCTTTCGCCATAATTTCATTCAATTCATTACCTAATTTTTTGAAATTAGGTAAAAAGCTCTGAATAGCAGTCATATAGAATTCATAAAATGAAGAAATATCTTTTTCCGTTAACTTCGTTGGTTCACTTATTGATGTCATCGATAGATCAAACATCTCCTTCATGGCGTTGGATAACGCTGAATCCTCCCACCCAACAATTTCAGCTCGCCTATTTTTATTCATGAATGGCCATGATTTTGCCATAAAATCTTTTGGTATATATTCTGCTTTATTTTCATTTATCTGTTCATCTGTTGCTTCAATATAAAGTTGAAGTGTGCCAGAATCAAAACTACCATTAACATCAGGTATATTTTTTGCGTATTGAAATGGTGGTTTATTATGACCATCACCGGCAATAATAATTTTAGGCCGTTTGTTTGAGAATATTTCTTTTATTTTTTCTGTAGTCAGTTCCACCTCTTTATCACCTTCATAAGTAAACCATTTGTTATGATGATCGGCAGGTGTCACAGAATTAGAATGCCTACCTAATTCTAATGAATTACTTTCATCATGAGTTGCATTATTTGACTGTAATGGCGGTCTTTTTTGCTTTTCTTTCTCTTTATATTCATGTTCCATATTATCACCTATTAGGCTGATGTAAGAAATATATTTTAAAAGTGATATTTTTATCCTAAATCATGATGCATTTGGCAAGGACTTTTCAGGCTTGCCAAATGTCCTGTCATATATTTTTAAAATTTCTATAGGCGCATTTTTATTTGCGACAAAGCCTGATTCACTTTCACTACCTGGTGATAAATATTTTGATTTTATTTTAACAACTACCCCATATCTGTTCCTTGAGAAACGATCAAATACACTTTCATCTACTGAAAACTCTGGCAAATATGCGCCTTTTCCTACTTGTTGGCGAGCGTTTTCTATTGTGGGGGGCGGGGTATTAATATTGGCAGGTTCTCCTCCTGCACTATTATTCTTATGCATGTTGAAGGCTGTGTTGCTGCTTACTCCACGATATAAAATAAAAGATACCTCTGGGTCTATTGCTTCATTAATAGCTTTGGCTACTGTGTGATATTCTAATGTCTTAAATTGACCGGAAGTTATGTCATCTGGTAGTGGGCCATCCTCACCTGCACCTTCATCTGAATCATAATTATCATCATCGTTAGGAAGTTGATTATAAGCTAAGAGTCGTTGTGAATTATCTTTTAGCCATTTACTCTTGTCAGATTCATCAATCTTTTCTTGGTCTGTATATATGGGCATAGTCGCTCCTTAATATATTATGGAAATAGGGAAAGCCTTGTTTTTATGAAATTTTCAATTGATATTTATGTTGTTGATGGATTAAATTTATAACATAGAAAACTCAAATAAACATATTAAAAATAATTAATTTTAATAAATAATTATTTGTTAAGTGAATGTTTGCTATTTTAGTATGAAAATAATTTTAAATTCCAATTAACTTATCAGCATTTTCTTTAGAAACAACAATGCCAACACCATTTATATTAATAATAGCTTCTTGGCTATCTTTCCATTTGGCAAGCGTATCTTTTATTGGTGTTAAATAAGTTGCACTAGTAATGCCGGAAACTTCGACAATGACATTTTGATTTCCTTGGTTTTGATTATTTTCTGTATCAGGCTCGGTTGTCAGATTCACTTTAACAAGGGCAAGACGTACATCTTCTGTACCGCCTAATTCTGCGCATAATTTATCTATTAAAGCTTGGTTTATTTGTGAATTATCCAGATTGGGTTTTTGATCCACAGAAGCGGATATTTTACTGACAGGGGTTACATTGTCTTCAATATTTTGCAATTTCATCGGTACGGTAATGGAATAAAGTAAAGAGAGGCGAGGGCGATTACCCAAGGCTTGCCAAAAATTACCTAAGCTATTTAAATTTTCCTGTTGGGGTATAACCCGGGTATAAGCACCGGGAATACCGGTTAATTGGCGGTTATTAATCAGTGCTCTCAAAACACGCGTCATGACTTGTGCCGCTTGATTATCCGGTTGACTGTCCGGGTTGGCGCTGTCGTTCGATGGTTTATTCGGCTCCCAGTAAGTCATTAAATAGTTGCAGTTAATATTTACCCACCCCGGTAATAGTGTACTGGTTGCCGGGTTATAACGTCTTGGTTCGGCAGAGCGTAATTGTAGATCTTCATGTATCTCATAAAGAAATACACTGACTGTCGGTTCCGATTGAACGGAGTTAATGTCGGGTAGATCAAAGCGAATATCAATTTTTTGACCGGGAATGTCTAAATATTTAATTAAAATGTCATTTAATGCTTGATTAATATCAATAATTATATTATCAGAAGCAATGATAGTTGTCATGTTGACTCCAATTCTACTTAATTTTTAAAATGCCAATCGGCCGGTTTTATTTAATTCAAGTATCACGGCCCGTTCTATATGCTTATTTTCAACTTGTCCAATATTATCATCTGCGGCTAATATGGATGATAATAAGGCGATATTTCTGATGTTCGCTCCGGTTAAATCAGACCGTTTAGCCAGATGTTCGAAATCAATTTCGTCGGATAATGTCAGTTGTTCAGGCCAAATTTTTTGCCACATTTTCTTACGTAATGCTTCATCGGGATAAGTAAAGCGGGTAATAAAGGTAAAACGGCGATTAAACGCGCTGTCCAAATGGCTGCGGTTATTGGTGGCTAAAATCACTAATCCCGGATAATTCTCTAGCCGCTGTAATAAATAAGATACTTCGATATTGGCGTGTCTGTCTTGGGCATCTTTGGTCTCGCTGCGTTTGCCAAATAGGGCATCTGCTTCATCGAAAAATAGCACCCCGGAATCTGCTTCCGCTAGGTCGAAAATACGGGAGATGTTTTTTTCCGTTTCACCGATATATTTATTTACCACGGTAGAGAGATCAACCTTAATCAGATCAACCCCAAGATAACCGGCAATGACCTCGGCAGCCATTGTTTTGCCGGTACCCGATTCTCCGTAAAATAATGCACTAATACCGGTACCGTAACTGATTTTTTCCTGAAAGCCAGCGCTTAGAATTTGGTCACGGTAATGAATGGCGGCAATAATTTCTTTTAACTGTTGCGCTAACGCATCTGAAACCACTAAATCATTAAAATTGCGTTTTGGGTTTATTCGTTGGGCTAATTTACCGAAATTTTGTTGAGCACGGAAACTTAATGCCTTACGTAAATCTGTTTCTTTTAATTGTCCTTCTGGTTGCCGAATTTTTTGATATTGATGTGCTTCTTCAAGAATGAACGGTAATGTTTCCGCGGTAAATGAAAAACGCTGACAGAGCTGAGTAATATTGATTTCCTGAGCGACATTCTCCGGTAAACTTGCTATTAGCATTGATTTTCTTTCTGCTAAAGTCATTACTGGCATGTCAATCTGCACGATTGGCAGATGCTTAAGCCAGACTAATGCATCTCCCGATTCTACCAAGCAAACCACGCGTAATTTTGGCTGATTTAGTAAAATAGATAATTCATGGTGTAGTATTTTCTTCTCCGCTGTAAACAAAGAGAAATTGCGGATCAATAAACAGGCATCATGTAACCGGGTTTCGCGTATTACGTCCGTTAATAAGCTGGATATTCTGACTCTGTTTTCTTCATTCGACAGGTGGGCTAAATCAACGGTTAAGGTATTAATGCCATGAGATGCCATAATATTACTGACCGCTAATTCTCTGGCGTTGCCTTCTTTTCCTCTGAGTATGACCAGTGGACGTATTTTATCGGTTTCATTTAATAATATCTTTTCCAGTGAATGATAAAGAGTTTGTGGATACCAATTATGTGAGGTAGGAATACACCAGTTAGCACAGGTTATCACTGGTGGTAAAAGCGTTCGTTGTCCCGATAAAAAATGCCATACCGCGCTGTGAGTTGAGAATTGTGTTTGTAACCAAATAGCTTCTTCGTGATTATTAAGCCGTAAGAGTTGGTTATGAATTAACGGTGTTTGCGGTAAAAAGCTGTTTTGCAGTAATTGTCGATCACTTTGGCGTTGGCTAAATAATTCAATCGCTAATGAGAAACTGGGCCATTGTTTTTTACTATTACCATTCAGCGCAGCAAATAATGCATGATAACGGCTGTCAAAATGGGGTAATAAACCTAATAGTAAAACATCACGCTCAAATTCGGTCAGTTCAAAACGTTCAATTAATAATGATAATGCATCAATGGCAGGGTTTTCCTCGATTTCTGGATAGTGAATAGGATTATTTACTTGAGTTAGCCAATGAGGAATACCCTGCGGTGATGTTAAACATTGTTCGACTTCATCTTCGGTTAATAAAAAACTTTCTGGTAATGAATCGTACAGGTCGCTCTTTTGATAATAGTATTGCTGTAATAGCAGATCGATACGTTCCAGTTGGGGATAAATCCAGCGTAATTCAGTCCCCCTATAGGGGTTATTTGTCAGTAGGTAGTCCATATAAACCTTCTAAATGTTTTGCCAGTCGATCAGTAAAAGGCGAGCCAGCCAGGGAAGTTTGGCGATATTTAATGGCCACGGCCAGTCGGTTAATAGCACATCAAATGGCTGATGCTCTACCGTGATATTAATTTCTTGATCATTGATCAGCAATTCCCCCGGTCGTTGTAAAAACAGTTGCCGAGCGTCATTACGGGTTAATTTTTTCCAGCCGGGAAGTTGGCTAATAATAGCGTCTAACCATTGATCTATTATCAACTGTTTCTCTGGTTCAACAGGCGCTAATTCAATAGACTCGTTAACCATTAATCCACACAGAATATTATTCAATATATTTGGTTCTACTTGTATCTCTTCATTTCCCCAAATCAAATAATTAAAGAAATTAATCGCGCTGAATTGAGCTTGACGATGAATAAATCTTTGACCCTCAAGTAGGTTTAATTGATTAAATAACGTGGATAGCATCGGCCATAAAATCAATATTCCGGCATTATTTACCTGATAGGGAAGAGTTTGTTCGGATAATAAAGCCGATTCAGAATGTGCTTTTCTGGTGGTTCGGAATTGGTTATGCCTATTATTTGTAATAGATGAATTATTCGATACTGAAAATTTTTTCTGATTTTCAGATGTTACCTTTTTATTTGCCGGATATTGATAACTATGAATATCAACATCAGTTACGGATAATTTTTTGCCAGATTTATTGTTATTTGTGTGGTTTACAATAAGATTTTCAGGTAAATGTTGTTCTTCTTGAACATTGAGATTGTTAATCTTATTAATGATTGATTGTTTATTGGGTTTATTTTTATTCGTATGATTTGGAATAAAATGTTCAGACCAATATTGATCTTCTTGGGAATTATGGATATTGGTATGAGCAATAGTTAATTCTATATCAATGTGGTTTTTATCCGTGTGGTTTGAAGTAATATATTCCTCCAAGTATTGATACTCTTCAACAGATAGATATTTTGCGCTAAATTTTGCAACCGCCGTGGTTTGCCAAATCTGCCTTAACCAACTATTTAATGGAATATTGTGAATGATAATCTGGCGAAATAATGTAATAACAGATGCTGGATTAAGTGCGCCGCTTTCCAATTCAGTGGTGATATATGATATTACTTTCGCATCCAGTTTAGGTATTTCCTGTGTATTATTTAGTTGTATATATTGCAATGCATTGAGTATCAATTGTCCGGGGGAGACAGATTCCCCCAAATATTGTGATCTGTTTATCCTTTCGGATAGTTTGTGGTTAATAGCGATGAATAAAGCGGGCTGCTTAAGCGCTAATAACCGTTGCAGACTTGGTTCAGATAAACAGCTTTTTGCTAATAACAGAACCCATTTATCTTCTATTCCAATTAATTGATTAATTAGTTGCTGAATATTGATGTCAATATTATGATGATTATCTATTACCTCCACTGAGTTTAATGCTTTATTTTTCTGATTTAAATAATGAATGAAATTCTCAATATTCATTAAATTATTATCATGTAATAAAGATGGATTGTTGTTTGTTTTCTGTGACTTTGATTGTTTTAGGGATATTTTTTTCTCCTGATTATTAATTTGATATTGGCTTAATGCTTTATTCAGAGCAGTATTAAGCCGTGCCGGGAATAGTGAATTAAAACTATGAAAGTTTATTTCTCCAAGATCCAAGGTTAATGTTTCTAAATGGATATCCCGATTAATCGGATATTGAGTAAAGAATGTATTAAATAAGTTACTTATATTGGCTTGATTAAGCAGGGAGCCATGCAATACTTTTTTAGCTACCTGTGAATTATTAGCATCAATAGTAATGATTATCCGGTTTAACAGATTTGGCTCCAAGGGCATATTAATATTTCCTCTGTCGTGAATTGACGTAATAAATGTGCAGTGGGTTTTATATAGGATATATCACTATGATTACTTAATTTATTTTTTCATAATGTATCTCATGTAATATATATTTGCTGCTATATGTTTTCCTGAGCCTAATTGCCAAAAATCAGTATGTATGTCCCCCCAACCTGAAATTAAATTAATATTGTCCCCTGAATCGTGACCATTACGGTTAGTATTTAAGTCAGGCGTTCCGTTACTTCCATCACACCATACCCAACCATTAGGTAAACTACCATTACTATAAAATGGCACAATTGTTCCTGATGGGATAATTAGGTTAGCGAGTGCTGATGCAATTGATTGTATATCAACGCTTACACCATCTTGGTCTACCTTAATACCACCATTAGTTTTGGCTTTAACAGCAACATTATTTGTATTTACTTGAATGCCATTACCAGCTCCAACACTAATACCATGATCTTTTGTTAATACAATTCCCAGGCCATCATCTACTTGTAATCCACTACTTGTCAGGGACAGCCCAGTTAATGTTTGGTCACTATTCGCAAGTTTAATGCTTACTCCACTGGTATCAACATTAATTCCATTACCTGCTTTGACTTTTACGCCATTTGTACTTAAGCTCAAACCACTTGTGCCGCTCGAACCACTTGTATCACCTCCCTCTAGTTTTAAATAAATACCCGTACTGTCAGTCACTCGAATACCGCCACCTTCCCAGCATAGAACACTTACACCATCTGCATTAGCGGAAATACCGCTATTAGGTTTGGGTTTTACGGAAACTCCATCGGCATTAGTAATAATGCCATTAGAAGATCTTATTGAAATGCCATCGGTATCAACGTTAATACCACTATTAGGTTTGAGTTTTACCGAAACTCCATCTGTATCAACAGAAATACCGCCATTAGTTTTGGGTTTTACAGCTATATCATCTGGATTGACTTGAATACCATTTCCTTCTCCTACACTAACACCGTGACCTGTTTCTAATTTAATCCCTTTGCCAGGATCTACTCTTAATCCATCAGTTGTTAGAAACAGCCCGGTATTTGTTTGATCGTTGCTATCAGTAAGCTGAATACTGACACCGTGACCTTCTGTTAATATAATCCCCAAACCAGAATCTACTTTTAATCCACTGCTTGTTAGGGATAACCCAGTTTTTGTCTGATCGCTATCAGTAAGTTTAATCCCTAACCCTTTTATGCTTCGCTTTAGGCCACCGTCGGGGTCAATTTTTACTATTAGTAAATCGTTACTATCTAGCTCCAGAGTAGGGTCTTGGCTAGGGGTTTGGCCGAATGCTTGCCCGGTTGCTTTGCGGCCAATATCAGCAATATCAATCAAGTCGGAATAATCGGTCTGTAATGGAATACTTTCCGCCTTAAAGCGATTTTTTAAATCATCTGTTGAAGGGCCTATTGATTCAATATTGATATTTTCTGAATTGGACAGATTGTCTTTCTTTTCCATTTTTATCACCTTGGATAGTATCAAATTATTTTGTTTTAAATATTTAGTGAATATTACCACATAGTGGGGTTGTTATAAGAAAGGATGTTTTATTTAATAGTAAAATAAATGTTTATTACTGTGGGATCATATTAATCCTCCTCTTTTTTATTGGGTAAATTAATCTATTATTTCACCATTCTAGATCTAATTTAAGAGTTCTCAATAAATGTCTTTCACCATTATTCATTAATTAATAACCGTGATTATTTAGGTTTTTCTTCCACCATATAGGGAGGTACATATAATAGCTGATTACTAATGATTACCTCAGTATTCCACTCAGTTCCAGATTTACCAATTACAGCATCTCGTTGCTCTGGGGTAGCAATTCGCATATGTCCTGTGCCGGTTAATCCTGAGGGTAGGCGTCCTAGGGTTAACATTTCTAAAATATGGTATGATTCATCCCCTAAAGGCGCGTCATTCTTTTGCCAACGTTTATAGGTACTGGCAAAATTCCTAAAATGTTCCTGCGGTAGCCAGTGAATAATCATCGCAAGATGGGCTGGGAATTCAGCTAAAATCTCACTCTTAATCCACGATTCCAATTTGTAAGGTTCGACGTCGTTATTTTCAATGAATTGGTAATTAATTACTACGCTCACCACGAATGAGAAACGATCGGTTTTGGCATATTCGTCACTGGAGAAATACCAACGATAACGCCATGCCTCTTCCTTTGGAGGAAAAATATTATGTGGATTTTGTGGGTCTGGGATTTGTTTAAGTAATATTGTCCCTTGAATACGATCAAACTCAATTACGTGTGCTTTGAGTTCATAATCGGATGTCTGTATAGGGCCATCATCGGGTGTAATCACATATTTCAACGTGATTTCATCATTTATTTTGATCATTGCAGGGAAGGAACTTTGGGGGCTGAAAGTGATCCAGCGTTCATCTTCTGCATTATGTTGAGGTGTTTTATCGGCATAAACTAATTGATAATCCATATCTTCCATCCATACTGGGCTATTTTGCCAACGCAGCTTACCGTCATTAAATGCCTGTTTTACTCTTTTTAGATTGTACTCCAGAGCTGTACTATTACGGGTGTTAAGGGAAAATGTTTCTCCTGCTACATCCACATCCGTGATGACTTGGCCCCGCAATGTGAATTCTCTGTCACCTTCAATAATAATCAGGTTGATCAGCTGACCTTGTAATAATTGACCCTCTGTACCTTGCTTTGTAATCATTAGCAGATGACTTTTAGTATCGGGAGCATCTTTAATTTCTACTTTACTAGGCGTCTGTTCACTGTTGAATGCTGGATCGGGTTTTTCTGGTAATAGCTGACGATGTTCAATCAGATAAAAAGGAAGATTAGCTAGATCGGGTGTTTCTCTGAAGCATTCTCCACCTAAGCCTAGCCGGGCAGCAATCCGTTTTTGCAGTGCTGACACTTTATCAATACGAATATTATTACGGTGATAGGTCAACTCAGGTTGTTGAGCCAAATAGCCTTGTTGAGTTGATAGAAAATCCTTTAAGCCCAGTAGTGAATCTGGTGTAAGTGGTCTGGCTGCTCGATGGGTACCAAAATAGCCCAACAGATAATCAAGAATCGCTAGCTCTTTTATGTAGTTTTGTTGATGAATACCATCATTATTATAGATTTGGGAATCATTATTTAATTTTTCCATCAAAGTAGATTTTATGTCTTGATAGACTTGATCACTGACGGTATTAGGTTTAAAAGGCCATTGAGCACCATATACACTATTTCCCCGTTGTTTAAAGGCTAATAATTTTGGCAAGAGATTGAGTTCGTCGCAGCTATTAGCCAGCATCTGCTCAAAAGGCAGGATAAATTGATGCAATTTTAGTTGCTGTGATGGTATATTAGGGCAGGTCTGCAATCCATAGCAGGCGGGTAATTTATTGCTCACCGGGTAGTAATTCAGGACTTTACGATGTTTGCCCCAGTTTAATAGTTCTGGCTGGGTATTGATCAGCGGCTCTGTAATGATTTTATTCTCTATATCTTGTTTGGAAACAGTAACTTTAACCCCACCTTTGGCGGTAATTTTGAGCGGGCTGTTTGGTGAGGTAATTATTGTTAAGGGGTCATTACCCCATAATCTGGGATAGTACCCTTGGGAAATAGTCCAGGACCACTCGTCTGACGGCAATGGAGAAATATTTCCATCGTGCTCACCTAATGATAGATCGGTAATGCGTTGTATCCCTTTGATATCGAGTAATCGGTTAACTAAATGGCTGAGATTTAATTCTGTAGAGTCGGTGTAATCTTTGGTTTGAGGTAATTGGGGTATCCAGCCGTGATGTAAATAAGGTCCTGAAAATATCTCTTCATTATTGTAACCCTGTTCCATCATAGAGTGGGTGGTATAGCGTAATGGCGTTGCAATAACCATTTGTTCTGCTGTCATATAAACTTGGGCAAAGATATCCGCAATATCTTTGACGTCATCATCAAGTTCAATCGCAATTTGCAAAGATAAATCAGTTGGGTTTAGCCAGATAATTTTACTGACTGATTCTCCCAAATTACGGTTATTTTTCAGGAAGTTCTTTAATCTTGTTTGAGCTTGAGTTTTATCCGTTTCAGTTTCCCGACTGGGCAGTAAATAAAGCCAATAATTTCCTTTTAATGTTAATTGGCTATCTGAGCCGGAATTTTTAAAGCTATACTCACGTTTCTCTTTGTTATACCAGTATTGATAGCGTTGACTTTCAGGTTCACGAATAAGCTGTACATTGTTAAAGAAAAAATAACCTTCACTGTTGTCATTAATGTTATCGCTGCTATGTAAATCCAGTAAGGCCCGGCGATAATCCTCCACGGTAATGGGGCCGCAGGTCAGCATTTGTTGCGGGCCAAATTCTTGTGGAAAAATACCGTCGCCCGCTGTCTGTTCAGGGGTAAGGAGATCGGTGAGTGGCAGCGAAAGGCGATAGGCCAGATCGGACGCACCATAACAACAGGCTTCCAGTAACGTCATGCCGGGATCACTTTCACCCGTGTCGCTCCAGAGTTGACCAGATTGTTGTTCAATAACTGCCTTGGCTTGGGTAAGTAAGGTATCAAAGGCAATATCGTCTTTAACGGTGGGAAACAGGGCATCTTGATTACTCATTTATTAGCTCCTTGGCTTGAAAACGTGTCATTAGACCAGACTAAAATCAGCACTTCATTATCATCAGCTTCTACACTGCCACTCACTGCTTCTGTGGTTTGGAGCAATTTTTTCAAGGTTAAGTTGGTGACTCGTTCAACTAAAGGTGATTGCTGAATGGTGGCTAATAACTGGTAGTAATCAATACGATTACCGGTTGTCACGCTGATAGTAGGATCTTCTGCCCACGGCATATATTTCCGAATCAGAGCTTGTTTTAACTGATAGTGGCCGTAGTCAGGGTTGATGCCTGAGACAAACACAAGTTCGTAACTGATCAGGACATTAATGTAGGTTGGATTATCGATCTTAATGTTTGTCCAGGGGCTGCTGAGTTGCTTTAACCATTCGACCATCTCTGCCAGTCGGGCAGGGTTCAATGTTGGGCGCAATGCATCATCATTATCTTTGTAACGGCTGTCCGGGATGACAATTAATTGTTGCGTTTCTGGGGCCGGAATTTGGGTTAATTTATTGCCGGAGGGATATTTGATATCAAATAAGCTGACAAAGTGTTCTTTCAATAAGATGACAATATTCCCCCAGTTTAATGCCCGGTTACGATGGGACAGCCGGGTGGGAATCCGGGCGAGGAAAGCGGATTCGGTCTCTTTCGGGCGACCATTCCAGGAGGCCCAAGGTTGAGTGGCGCCGCTAATGGCAGGGGATGTATTGACTAGCTGTTTAATACTGTCGGCGGCTAATCCGTTGGTAAAGTGATCCGACTCAATAGTTTCTGGGTTGATTAAGGTGGCGGTTGTCGCGTTATACAGTATGCCTTGCATTTTGGGGTAATTCTTAAGAGCGGTCTGCTGAGTTATCTCCGCTTTCAGCCAATATCGTCCTATCGGCATCAAGGCTGCCTGATTTGATGCGTCCTGTGGCAACAGCGTACTCCATATCCCCCGGTCAAACAGGTTGTGAGTTTGATCGTGAACCAGTTGGTTTAATGGTTGCCAGGTGTTTTGTTGATTCAGATAAGACCAGAATAGCGTAAGTTCTTGAACACCGACTAACTGCCAGTATAGGGATAAGGTTTGTCCCGGTGACACATTGGTGAAGCCTAAATAGAGTGCGTCATTGGTGAATGAAGGCGTCTCGGTGTTCGCGTTGCCCCAGCCAAAAGGGGTGAGTGGATAAACGGTGTATTGCTCCGTTTTCACTATCGCGTTGAATGTAACCTGTAATGCACTAATTTGCGGGGTGTAGGGTAAATTTTTATCGTTAGGATCTCGCCAGTATTGCGTGTGCAGAAAATCCTGTTCGGCCAATTCTATGCGTACTGATGCCGGCCAATCATTGGCGGAGGGGCTGTCTGCAACAGGGTAGTCCATTGCCGGTAAGGTAAAACTTAGGCTTTGTCCTTGTGGTGCGTCGGTTCCGCCAAATAATGACTGGAGGCCATCAATGGTCTGTCTTTCCTGAGACGTGATTAAATAGCCCTGTACTTTAAACGCGCTATTATCGGCAGGTTTAGGATCATATTTTTCATACCAATTTGGAAAATTCTCTGTAGGCAAGCCAACCCATTGAGGGGTCAGAGTAAGCGTCGCGTTTTCAGAACCATACCATTCAGGGGCAACCAGATTAAAGCCAGAACCCAACGAGGGCAATTGACCAAAGGGAAAGCTGGTTTTATCGGTTTGTTCAATTCCGCCATCAGAGGCATAGCGCACACTACGGTTGCCGTTAATGCTGATTTCAATACCGCTAATTTTGGGTAACGTAGGCTGCTGAGTGGTGCCTAATTTCAATACCGGTACGTCGAATGTCATTCCGTCAAGGTTATCTGGTGGGCTGATAGGATCATCAGTGGATGATAATCCCAGTTCAATGTTCTTTGTGTCGATAAGATTTACCGACAACGATAACCAATGATCTTTGGCGCTGATTTTAGCGGTGAGGTGTTCCGCTTGACCTTCCCAATCGTTTTCCAGCGTTAATGTGATATGACGTTCTCCTGTGGTCATGGCAAACAAAGAAGAGGTAATCAGATAACCGGAAAGAACCGGCACGTCATTGGCTGTTGGGCTAAAGAGTTGGATACCGTTCTCGGGTAATTTAATGTTATTTGAGAGATCCAGAGGTATCGCCGATTGCCAACCATCGTTATTTTTTCGATACCAACGCAAGTCGGTTAATGCTCCCTGATTCACCAGTAAATCCGTGTCTGACGCATATTGTAATGAATTACCGGCGCTGTCTTGTCCGGCGTCAAAAAGGGTTCTTTGCGCTACCAGAGATTCAGGGTTATCTGCATTCAGGCTAATGCCGATGGCAACGCGATCCGCTTGGGCGCTTCTGGGTTTCAGGCCCAATAATTGCCGATAATAAAGATCACGATGTCGGGCCGGGAAGGTATTAAATAATACCTTGGGTGTTTCTAACAGTTTTAAAAAAGCCAATACAAAAGCTTGATGTGCCGGTAAAAGACCATTCGCTTGATTAACATTCTGGTAAAGATCCGCTAATTGCTGAGGGTTATTTTCCTGTGTAAAGTAGAAACTGTCCCAGGACTTTTTTCTCTCTTGATCGAAAGGAATAATTGCGGCGTATTCTTTGAGCCAGTTTAAAATATCCAGCGCACTTCTTTCATCAAGTTTAAATGCATTATCTGGCACGATAGCAGAGAGCTTATTATCTAACTCGGCTTGTCCCATATTTATACCACCTGTTATTGAATTATATCCCTGAGATGTTTTCAGGAGATGGTTGTTATTTAGAAATAAAGTTGAAGGCGTTATTTATCCGGCCGTGACGATATATTGACTGGCGATAAAACGGCCTTTTCCCATACTGGGTGTTGTTACATCCGGGCCACTCAATGGGTTATTTGCCGGTTGTGTCGGGGTGAAACGGGCGGTAAATTGCTGCCCGACGATAATCACCGATGCAGGGCTGCGGCAAAAATTTGCTTGTTGGCTGGCATCTAACTGGGCAATGGTGACTATACCCATACCGGGTATTGGATAACCGGGAGCAATATACTGCGCCTGAAGCTGTACCTTTTTTTCATCTCCCACAATGGCAATTTTTTTATTTTGGATTTGTGCATGCCCGCTGCCCCGAATAGTTGCCGGCCCCAAGATTGTCACCTGCCGGTTGCCGAATAACGGTTCGAATAGCAGGTTGTCGCCATCCACTATCAGTTGTTTGCTCATTGGCTCACCTGTATCCGGCCTTCACTCACTTCAAGGACGCCTTCAAGCTGTTGGTTGATATCGCTGCCTCTTAGTGCATAAGTAACCTGAACATGTAAGGTATTTAGCAAGTCCGTTCTCTGATTGACCTGAATCACCGTGATTTCCGCCCGCGGTTCATAGCGCAGTACACGCTCTTCAATCCGGGTTTGAATTTCCGCCATCAATTCATCATTGATATTGGCAAACAGATAATCATTTAGGCCGCAACCATAATCTTCACGCATAATCCGTTCGCCGGGCTCGGTGAGAAAAAGAATTTTCATGCTTTGGCGAACATTTTCCGCTCCTGCCGCCATTTTGACACCGGTGGGTATTTCTGACTGTATATTCTCTTGGATAAAAAACTGTGGCGGAAAGGCCCAACCTTGACCATAAATATCGGCTAATATTTTGTCTGTCATCTCATTGCCTTATTATTGTGTTAAGTTAATTTTCGCACCTTTAATATCGACGCCGGATTTTCCAGTGGCTGACAAGGATTTCTCAGCCTGTATATTAATTTCCTGACCTTTGGTGATAATATTCTTTGCCGAATTTAGCGTAATATCTTTATCCTGTTGCAGTGATAATGAATGTTCTCCGCTATGAAGGGCGATAATTTTATCTTGATCATTGAATTCTAATGCTTGTTGATGATCCCCTTGCTTAATAATCAAAGTTTTTCTTGAGTTTTTTTCACTGGGTTCTACCGGTGATTTATTTTTCGGGTTATGCATGGAGCCTAATATCACCGGAAAACGGGGATCACATTCAAAGAAACCGATAATCACCTCATCCCCCGGTTCCGGGTAGAAGCAGAATCCGCTTTCATGACTGGCGTAAGGTTTTCCCAGCCGGGCAAAAAGTATGCCGTGAGTTAAATTAAAGGCGGGTATTTTGACGGGAATACGGCCCAATGATTGGTCGTCTTGCTGGTATTTTTCCACGATACCGACGTGTAACTCTTTCACCTGCGGTATAACGTGTTCTGTTTCCGGCAATAAACCCAGCGTTAACCGGGTACGCCAGCCTTGCCGCTGGGTGATTATCTGGCTCACGCCGGTGATAATCGCCTGACCATCCATCCCTTGACCAAATCCTTTCAGTGCAAGGCGATCCCCCGGTTGATAACGGTCACTGCCTTCAACTTCAACGCTGCCGGAGACATTATCACTTCGCCGGTTATCCATAATGCCTTGCGCAAGCTGTTTGGCTTGTTCGTTATCCAGTGGGTAGCTGAAAATCCATTGCCAGTCTTGCTCGGTCAGCGCGGCTACGTTGTCCGTGGCAAGTTGACCACTGCCAAGCCCGCTGCTTTTTGATTGGGCTGCCTGAAATAGTTTTTGCTGGGTAATGTCCCAGGATTGTATGCTGACGGTTTTAGGGCTGCGTTGGTTATCCCATTGCAGATCTGCTTCAAACAGTACAATGTCCTGATCGTTGGCACGCTGGTGGAGAGTATGGATAGCTGACTGGTTCAGTGACTTAGGTGTCACCAGCGTAGCTGAATCGTTGCCGGGAAGCAGCCAGGTATTAGTGGCAACGAATCGGTTTTTTAAGAAGGTCCAGTCATTGCAACGGAATTGCACCATTTGTTCATGAACGGTTTTAAGCTGAGGCGCTTGCTTTATCGTCACCGGTATATTTGCCTGACTAAATAGTTTTCTGATAATGGCCTCATCACTCTGTTGGCTGAATAGCTGCGAATGGAAACCGTTAGTGAGTTTTTGCAGTGGATGCTTCGCCGTTAGGGTAATCAGGCTGTCTTGGCCCTTAAGCTTAAGTGCCTGTCGAACAATGATCCCCTTGAACAACACGGTTTTTTGCAGTTGTACGATCAGTGCTTGATTGGGCTGACAGCTTGTAAGTTCAGCTTGCGCTTGGGCGGCAAAAATCGCGTTGGCGTCACCGGTTACGCTAAGAGTGATATTGGCTGAGGGGATACCGTTGATTTGATGATTGACGGTTAGACTCATCACAGAAAACTGGCTAAGTGTTTTTCCCGCTATCTTAATGTCTATCGCCGGTATTTTCATTCGTCCCCCTGTGCTTGCAGCGTTTGCCCTGGGGTGAAATCATCAAGATTATCCAGACCGTTTTGCCAGGCCAGAGAGAGGTAATCAATACCGCCCGCCAGAGAGGCCCCGGCGCCGAGGGCGATCAACGGCAGCGAGAGCATATCGGTGACGCTGACTGCGGTGGCTGGCGGCGATTTTAATTGCTGTTCGGTGGCCTGAATAACAAAGCTCTCATCCGCAACTAAAGATAACGTGGCTGTGGCGCGCAGTGGAGTGGCATCCCGATCAAACAGGGTGTAATTAATGGCGAGGCCGCTGGAGCGGCAGGCAAAATAGCCTTTGTTTTCCCAGCGCATTTTGCCCCATTTGATCTTGAGGAAGTGGGGTACGTTGGTGCTGGCATCCACCGCACACAGAGTTTTCAGGGTTGCTAGTTGGGTTTCTACCGGGGTGCTGTTGCCGGGCATTGTGGCATCAAACAACAACGTTAATGACAGGCCGGTGGGTTGCGATAACATATAACGACTGCTTTGGCTGGCGCGGTTAATGCTTTCATCCTGTTGATAGTGGGTTTGATAATCCAGTTGGATAGCATCAGGGTTATACATTGCTTGCAAACTGCCCACTGAGATTTTACCTTCCCGGTCTTTAAAGGCGGTGAGCGTGAGTCTGGTCAAACTGCGTTCAATTAAGCTCATAATTGATTGCCTCCCGCTTCACGCAATGCGTCTAGTACTTCACGTTTTATCCTCTCAATTAAGCGAGCGTTATCCAGCGCTTCCTGAGCTAATGTCTGTGGGAATCGGGAGGATTGATCGCTTGCGGGATCGGTGACTTTGGCCTGAATAATCAGTTCCTTAATTTCAACGGTCATACTTTCACTCCTAACCAGCGCATATCCTGATAACGTAATTCCAGTGAGTTAACCAGAATGGCATTGCTATTGGCGTCAAAATCCCCAGTGGACCAGCGCACCGGCAGTGCATTACTGACAGTCCAACTTGCCACGGGCAATGAATTTTCGTTCAGTAGCATAATTACGACATCGGCATAGACCGCTTTTTCGCCCCGCAGGACGCGATCAAACACCAGCGTGAGCGGGGTGACTATCATTACGCCACGCTCCAGAACCAAACTGCCATGCTGGATTTTCTCTGCCAGCCAGGTATTTCTGGCGTTTTCCCCGCCTTGACTATGTTGGGTGGCTTGCAGCTCGCGGCTCAGGCCCGATATGCGTTGAAAGGCGATATCCAGTGGGCTGGGAATGTTGTTAAAAAGAAAACTGGCGATAAAACGGTGTGACACTGCCGGGGTGTAGAGGTTATTCATATTTTGCCTCTGTTTAACTTTTGTTTCTGTTTAACTTAACGAGTGGTGCCGGTACGGGTATCAAATGTCAGGCTCAGTTCAATAAATTCGGCTGGAATTAACACTGCTAATTTGATCTTGACGATCATTTTCCCAGCTTGTAGATCTGCTTCACTCATTGACTCGTCAATACCTAGCAATACCTCAAATGCTTGATCTTCCTGGGTGCCCCGTAATCCGCCTTTTAACCATAACTGACGTAGCCAGTTATGGGCCTGGCCTTTGAATTTCATCCAAGTGATGGCGTTATTGGGTTCAAAGACAAAGGCGCGGCCCAGTTGGGTCATGTGGGCTTCGATATAGGAAACCAGACGGCGGGTCTGAATATAACGCCAGGGGGAATCGTGGGTATTTTCCAACGTTCGGCATCCCCAGATCCTAATGCCTTTGCCGGGAAAGCTGCGCACCAGATTCAGCGAGGCGCCATCCGGGTTAAAGAGTGCATCGGCTTCAATATAAGAATGTACCGGGCTAATCACTTTGGCTAAGGCAATGTTGGCCGGAGCGGTCCATACGCCTTGTTGGTTATCGTTACGCTGGATGACGGCCGCCACTGCGGCGGTCGGTGAAAGCACGATAAAGTTTTGTTCTTTATCTTGATAGGCACTGTTTAGATTCGGCCAATAGACGGCACTCCACTGTCGATCACTTGAGGAGAATTGCGTTAAACATTGAGCGGCCAGTTTAGGATCATGCGGCGCATCCAGTAATCCCATAATGCCGCGCCGATTCTTGCAAAGATCGAGTACGGATTGCCAGAACGATAACCAAAGGTCTATTTTGACATCGGGAGAATTTTCCTGATTAAAGCTAACAATATCAGGCACAACGATCAGCGTGATTTCGTTCTCTGCGGCAATGGCTTGTTGAAGCCAATCTTGCTTTAGTGTGTTTATCAATGTTTGAAAATCTGTTGGCGGTTGAGCCGAACTTAGAGACAGTACGTAGGCTTGTTGACCACCGTTCTCAAAGAAGTGGCGCACGGAATAGTACATTAATCCTGTTTTTTTAAACGACAGGGTAAAATCGGCCAGGCTATTTAGTTTGATGGTGGTTTGATCACTGATATGGCTATTTTCAGCAGATTGGGTATAACCAATAAAGACTGGTACGCCGATAAATTCATTATCCGGTTTTTGGGATATCAGATTTTCTGTGACGGTGACACTTGGCTGTGTTATCTCCATTATCGTCTCCTTAGCGACTGAATAGACGCGGCGCTGAACCGCGTCTCAGTACGATTACTGTGCTACATGTTGTGAAAACTGAAGGATAATAAATTCAGCCGGACGTACCGCGGCCATGCCCACTTTGACAATCATTTTCCCTTGTTTGATATCGTCGTCAGACATGGTGATCCCTTTACCAATCTGGACAAAATAGGCTTCCTGCGGTTTATTTCCCGCTAATGCTCCTTGTTGCCATAAGGAATAGAGATAGTTGTCAATAGCAGATTTCACCCGTTCCCAGGTAGGCTGGCTATTGGGTTCAAAAACGGCGGTGCGCATGGCTTGCTTGATATCCCGCTCTGCGCTGTTAAAGAGACGTCGAACCGGAATATAGCGCCAATTGTCATCATCTTGCAGAGTACGAGCGCCCCAAATCAGCGTACCTTTGCCGGTAAATTCACGGATGGCATTAATGCCCGCTTTATTCATATCACTTTGATCATCATCTGAGATTGCTACAGATGGTTTAGCATTACTCAATGCCACGTTAGCTGGCGCTTTCCAGACACCGCGGCTGGCATCGGTTGCCGCATAGGCACCCGCGACTGCGGCACTTGGGGGTAAGGTAATGGGGGTTGTCGGTACACTAGCCGTTTTCCATGCATCGTCGACGGCTTGTTTAGCTTTAGTATATTCCGCTAGATCAGCCGTTTTTAGGTCGGCCAAGGTAACAACATTGTCATAACCGCTTATCTTAATATCAATATCGGCTGGTTGGTTATAAGTAAAAGAAGTCGCTAAATCAGGGTAATAAACGGCGGTTTTATCCGCTTGAGTAGCAGGTTTATCTGTTCCATCTGTACTATCAGCGATGAGGAAGTAATCCACTTTATCTTGCAACAGGGAATTCACTGCATTGTAGACATCTTGTTTTGTGTAATGTGCTAACGTTTCATTCTTTTCAGGGCAAACCAGTAAGGTAATCTCCTGTTGTTGTTCGATCAGATCCGGCAACGTGGCTAGTTCTGCTGTTGCTGTGGATTGATCGGTCGCTATCAGCGGCAATACATAGCATATGCCACCACCATTATTGAAATAGTGCTGTACTGCAAAAGCACCGTAAGAAGTTGCCGTGACGGTTGCAGTATAGGTATAGGAATCTTTAGCGTCCCCTTCGTTATCTGCGATATTTGCTGCTTTTTCTGCCTGTATTGACACAGCAGGTGAGGGTGAAAACTGAGAGATAAAATCTAACCAACTGGTGATTTTAATACAGCTTGTCTCACTAGGCAGAGTTCCGTCTTGTTTGAAAAACTTACCAATAAAAACCGGGATCGCGGTCGGGTTGGTGTTTATTGACAGTGATAACGAAGCGTCTTCTTCGATATAAACGCCCGGAGTGTTATAGGTTGCAGAAGCCATGAGGTTTTCCTTGTATTAAGACTGGGCAACGTTTTGGGTAAATTGCAGAATAATAAATTCAGCCGGACGCACTGCTGCCATACCGATTTTGACGATCATTCTGCCCTGTTTAATATCGTCATCGGTCATGGTGACGCCTTTACCGATTTGAACAAAATAAGCCTGATCGGCTTTGTTACCCATCAATCCGCCTTGCTGCCAGAGGGAATGGAGGTAGTTATCAATGGCCCGACGCACCGCTTCCCAGGTCGGTTGGCTGTTAGGCTCAAAGACTGCGAAACTCATGGCGTTTTTAATGTCCCGTTCTGCGCTATTAAACAGGCGACGAACCGGGATATAACGCCAGTTATCGCTATCCTCAAGGGTGCGTGCTCCCCAAACGGTGGTTCCAGTATTAGGAAATTCACGGATTATATTGATAGCTTTGCCGGTGTTATAAGTGCCTTGCAAATCATCGGTGACTTTAAACTTCGGTTTCATCCCACCTTGTAACACGACATTCGCCGGTGCTTTCCAAACACCACGGGAACGGTCAACCGAACAATAGACACCGGCAATGGCTGCGCTTGGCGGGATGTCGATATCGGTAGCCCAATCAGCTGTTAGCCAAGGATAATAAACAGCGGCAAAAGGGTTTGAATCATAATTACTGTTGGATGAACCTTGGGGGTCTAGTTTTTCGGTTGGACCATCAAAAATGGCGAATAATCCTTTGCCTGATTGGCAAAGGGTTCCGACGGCAGTTTTGATATCTTCTCCGGCAGCAACCAGTAATGTCACATCGTCCAGTTTTGGCACCTGACCTTCTAAATTTGTGGTTTTGACAAGATAACCATATCCACCGCCGTTAACAAAATAGGCGCGTAGTGCGATATCGAGCTTATCGGTGGGATCAAATGGTTTATTTTTTAGTGTCAAATATTCCAGCCAGCTACTAATACGAATATAGGAATCATTGGATATTAATGAATTGTCATCTGCGACGGCGAAAACAGGCACTCCGGTTGCACCGGAACGGACAGAAAGGGACGGTGAGGCGTCCTCTTCAATATAAACGCCGGGATAAGTTGGGGTTATTGGCATATTGCCTCCAAATTATTAAACACTGGAATAGATCGTTATTGTGGATGTATTAAGGTGTTTGAATGGTGACTCGATCTGCGACCAGTGTTATCTCCTGAACGGCAATATCATTGCTGGCGGCATCAAAAGAGGGGGAGGTGAATGACGTTGGGAAAGCATTTGCCACATTCCAGGTCATTAGAATTTCGGTGCCGACTTCATTGGTTAGGCTAATTGCAATATCTTTTTTCTCGACTTGATTAAGTTGAATAGCATTAATCCAGTCAAAAAGTTTCGTGTCGCCAGGGAAGACGCCTTTACGCAGAGTAATATTAATCGATTGACGTTGACCCGGCATTTTATAGTAATTGCCGGTGCCATCTTTATATTCGATGACATCATGAGAAATATCTAGCCCGGAAACGTTGTTAAAAGGGATTTGCTCGTCACCAACCGAGACAACAAACCGATAAGCAGGGATGGGATAGTCAACAGCAATTTGTTCTGGAGTTAGAGCCATGATTTTTTTCCTTTATTATTTACATTTGAAATATAAGAAAAACGTCTATTACTTTGTTTCTCTTTTTACCTAACGATTGGGTATAGCTACCGCAACAACCTGATTTATAGAGGTTATTGTTTGTATGAAATAGTTTATTTTACGATTGTCTAAATTGTTTTTCGTAAAACGAAGTAATTATAGGTAATGAATTTTTATATGGGTTATCAATTAATAATAATGGTGGTTGTTAATTGATATAGCAGATTCTAATAATTTTATTCATCGACAATTTTTTATTGCTTTCTATAGTGGAAAGATAAATAACGAAATGTAACTTTAATGTTAAATGATATTTCAAATCTATAGAGTTATTTGTTGGTGAGTATTTATATTTTATTTTTCAGGTTATTTTTCTGTTTATGATTTTACCGATAAATTAATAGCAAAGTACAAAGATAATCATACCAATGATTATCAGAAAAATAAATTAAAATGATTATTTTGTAGGTATATATTGTCTTGGTTATTTAATAACGTTTTTAGTATATGAGAATGACCATGTTGTATTCTGACTATTGCAATAATGAAATAGAATCGGAAATTTATTGACATAATGGCACTTTCTTTTCAAGAAAGTTGCCATTATAGATTATTTATATAATCAATTCCTGCCTTATATTAATGATTATTGCAACTTATTAATATCGAGATAGCTATCTCGGATATCAGGTTAGGCGCTATAAAACGGCGGAGAGTGTCATTCGGACAGGCTATAACAACCGTTTTTTGAGTGAATTGATAACCTTAATACTATTACCGTTCTTGCCAGGGGAAACGATAGCGTCCTCCGACAATACTTTGACGCTCACCTTGCCGTTATCATTAGCTAACAGCGCGTAGCTATAGCCGGCTCTAATAGCGGATTTTCCGGGTTTGATTTCATCATAGTTAAAAACGCTGACATTTTCTGCGGTATTATCAATCACAACTGCCTGTTTTCCCATATAGGTAATAACACTCTGATCATATTCTGCAAAAATATTCACTAAATCGTTATTTTGTTTATTAACTGCAATTGGTCTGCTATCCGATAAAAGGGCTTTGTGACTCTGAGCGGTAGTGACAACACCATCCTGGCCGGTTCTCCATTCATCATCGCCCGGTTTTTGGCCGGTATGATAAGCAAAGAAATAATTATCCTTCACGGCATACACCATAGTACAACCGCTTAACGCCCCTGACGTGACAATGACCGGATACCCGGGCCGAATATCTCGCAAGGCAATTTTTATTCCCACAGTTCCCGATGCGCCATTAACCACATTAATACCGGTAATATTGTGGTCTAATTTATTTTTTCCCCAATGCTTTCCTATAGCTCCTGAACCCGATTCTGAAGAGGTTACTTGATCACCACGAAATCCCGTAACAACATCATGAAAAGGGATCTCCTGACCAGAGTCACTATTTCTCAAAGAGCTGGCCTGCTCAAGCTGATTATTGCTATCATAACGATGCGCTATCACCGGTATATCGATTGGCGCATTATCACTACCCACCAGTAATCCCTTTCTCTTGAGCGGAGAAATATGCCCTTTATTAAGCTTATTATCCGCGGTGAAGTATTTTAACATTGATAATTCCTCTATAATAATTAAATTTTTTACCTTTAAGATTTATCTGATAATGATTATTCAGATAATCTGATACTACGAATATAAATATTTAAATAATGCATCTATTTTCGATTGACAAACAAACTTTCATAGGTATTTCTTTAGTGAAATAGTTTTAGTTTACAGCATAATGTTATCCGTTTTTACTTTGTTGTTTAATTGTATGTATTTAATCATAAAGTTGAATAATGGGTATTTAATTGAGATCTATTTTCAGATTTGTCTTGTTTTTATTATCAACGTTTTGGTGCAATAATTATCTGATTAATCAGAAAAATAATAAAATGTATGGATTTGAAAAATTAATTATCATTGGAAATAAAGAGGGCTATATTATTAAATATAGCCCCCGGGTTTTACATATAAATTATGGTATATTATTTAACGTCTATAATACTAAATTTTACTTTGATGTAATAACTGTTTTCACTTTCACGCTTTAGATATAAATTATTAACATTTAGAATACTTGTTTCAAGTTTCCCATTTTCTACTTTTCCGGCTTTAAAATCTTGGGAATTGCTATTGATAATATTTGCCAGATAGATTCCCATCATGTTTAGATTTATAACCTTTATTGCCAATGAACGGAAACCTTCTGAATCATTAATTTCTAAAATGACATTTCCATCTGATTTCTCTCCGTTTTTAAAATGTAGGTGTTTTCCTACTGTTATTTCACTGAAATCAAGCAAGTTATTACTATATATATTGAAATTGGGTAGAGCATGATTATCCAGTACTGTTTGTATTTGCATTAATTCAGGGCTATCTTCTTCTCTGCCGGGTAAAAAAATATCATAATTTTCTTGTTTTAAAGAGTGAGCAAAAGTAATGACTTTATCATCTAGTGTTACCATGCCAATCACATATTCGCTATAACTGATGGTGTTATTGCTATTAGTAAATAACATCGATGTTAAAAGATATTTTATATCTCGCGGTTCACTAAGATATTCATTGACGTTAATAGCATAAGTATCTCGTTTAGTTCTGCTTGAACTCACAGCCTTAGATTGTGGCAGGGTTGTTAATTCTTTATTTTCCCAATACTTTTCATGTTCGTTTCGATAGCCACGAGTGACCGCATAAGAACGAGTTGTACTTCTGGGTTTGCCGTTATCCCAAATTTCTCTACACGCTAATACATGAATATTTTCATAATTTTTCTCTTTAATGAATTCAATAAGATCTTTAATACTGACTTTTTTATCAATAGGAACATTTGGGCTAATGCTTATTAAGTCAACTGCTGGTGTGCCATCATTTACCCTTATTACTGTTTTTCTGTTTTCGATTAATGCCAGAACATACTCTTTTTCTTTATCTTTTTCATACCATGAAAATTGATATTCTGCGACTTTTGGCACTGAACTATTTTTTAATTTTGAGGCGCTAATACCTGCTGCATCTTCTGCCCTTAAATTTGTATGTTTTTCTATAATGTTACCAATATCCTTTAATTGTTCAAATTTCTTTTCGGTGAATAGCGATTTTAATAAATCATAATCTTTATATCTGTTAGGGAATGTGGTCCAGAATTTCTCATAATTTCCGCCAACTGCTGAGTGAGGATTTAATTTATTAAACTCATTAACAAATCGTTCAATAAGAGGATCATCTAACCGGTATTCATCTGGCGCCCAAAATATAAGGTTTTTACTCTTTGGAAATATAATTGGTCTGGCTGAATTTTCACGGCCGCCATGAGCGGAAAAGATGGCGGTTTTACTGGTGGCAGGAGTGCCATTTTTATTCCAGGCGGTATAGACATTGAATTTAGGATTAGATTCATCAACCCCTACCGCATAGCTTGAATCACTGTTATCCAATATTTTAAATTTACCAACTTCTCCTTTATCTCTTGGTAGATAAAATGCATCCTGACGAGTATCCCCGGTCGGCGATCTAACAAATGTTTTAGGTCTATTAGCATTCTCGGTCAAAAATTTTTCTGATGAGTTTGTTAATGCTTGGAATTTTCTATGCTTATTAATATAAGCCAGAGCATAAGCTGATCTGGCGACTCTGCCATTTCCGTCACCAAATGGATGAATTTCAATTAAAGTTGAATAGATGAGGAAAGGATCAACGCCGTTAACGCTTTTGGTTCTGGTCAAATAATAAGGAAGAATCGTTTTAGATGATTCCATATGTGGAAATATTTGATCACCGAAACCACGATAATATCTTAAATTAGCACCCGGTTTTAAGCGATAGAGTTCATCGTGCAGTTGTGTCAATATATTAAAATCACTGATATCTTTGTTAATATATTTGGACAGTACTCTTGTAACATGGTGTGCATCATTAGCGTTTGATGTGCTTTTACTGACAATCCAATTGGCTGCTTTATTTAAATGACTGCTTCCTGAAATATCTTCAACATTAATTATTTTTCTTAGCTGATCTGAAAAGGTTAATTCCTCATCGAGGAAAATTGATATATCATTAATTCGTCTTCTGTCATTTCTTAAAGTATAACTTCTTGCTGCTACTTCATCTTCAAGCTTCCTGAATGATATTTTATTGACTAGATTTCCTTCATAATCTAATGTGAGTGAATCCTTTATCATCTTATTAAGTTTTTCCCAGCCGACAATTTCAGCCAACTCTTTGGCCTCTTGCGTTTTCATCAGATGTGATTGTAAAACTTCTGTCTTTTTCTCAGTATTAAATCTTGACCAATATTTTCGATCAAAAAACCATTTATACCTATTGCGGATATTTTCTAATTTCCACGGATTAGTGCTTGAGCCAGGAATTTTCTTGACACTCTCTCTGGCTAATTGAGAATTTCCTCTATAATTAATGTTTATTTTTTTGATATTGAATTTATTAGTAATGTATCCACCGCTATTCTCAATTAACTTTGCGCCTTTAGCAATTTTTCTACTGATTGCCCGATTACTAAAAATTGCATGGAAAGCGGATGAAACAGCAAAATTAACCCAAGCCTCTTGTTGTAATGCGTGACTCTCCTCATTAGTGTTCACAATCGCTGATTGAATAAGTGGTATGATGGTATTGGCCGTAATAGTGGCTAAATAACCTTTGATCGGGCTGATAGGGAGAGTCATTGAGATAGCCTCGAAAATTTGTCTGATTATATTAAGGTAATAATCAGCTATAATTTCACTTTCCGTATAGCTTATCTCATCCATATGTTCTATATATTTATCAAGAAATTCATCTACTGTTGTTCCTGTGGAGCCAAAAAGTTTATTAATTCCTTCATTGATATAATATTTCACATCTTCATTGTTTCTAAATTTATTGATATATCTTTCATAATCACCGGCCACATCGTGCAATTTAGTTAAAACATTTTCAACATCGCTATTTAATCGATACTCTATATCTTTACCACTATATTCAACTTTATTAAACTCTTTGTGATTAATGTTTCTAATTAAATCATAAACTGTGAAATATTTAGTTATCGGTTTTGGGTGATTTTTACATACATCAAATTTTCTATTAATCTTAGGCTTGCATTTATCAAGCATTCTCTTTGAAACAATAACAGTAACTCGTTGATCTAAAAAAACACGATTACCAGAAATCTCTTTAACTCTAGATTCAATATACTGATAAGGTGATAATATTTTTGAAACCGTATCTTCCGCTTTTGCTAATCTTTGAAGTTTTGTAATAACGTTCTGATTAAATTCACCTATTTTATTACCTAAATCATTATTAAGCAGATCTTGCTGCATTTCAAATGTGATCCCTTCAGGGAAAATAATTTTTTGTTTAATATCATCTGATATATTACCTTTCAGTAATCCCAGAATCGAAACTCTAGCAATACTATCTTCAATAGCAAGGCAAGTTTCTATATCAATCTTAGAAGCTAGGTTATGTTCTTGACGCCATCCCTCAAAGTAATCAATCAGAACTATGTTATTAAGCTCCTTATTCTCAAAATTAGATTTATGATAACGATTCAATTCTTCGGAATATTTAGTCTTTAAATATTGTAATGAAGTGTAGCCGTAAAAATCATAATTATAAAAAATATGATTGGACATGACAGTAATAGCGTCGGCATCAGGTTTAAATTGTCGATTTTTATTAAGATAGATCATATCCTCATATCTATTTTCTAACTCAAATATTGAATAAGTTTGTTGATGAATATCCGTATGATGAAAGGCCCTGAAATACCTTGCATAAGGCTCTTGTTCTACCCTTAATCCATAATAATTAAAATTTTTAGCGTGGTATATTTCATAAGCTTTGGTAAAGTCTTGTTCATGGAAAATAGCGACAGGAATATCAGAATGATAACCGCTATAGGATTGTTCACTTATTTGATAATTAAATTTCATTTTATTAGTCTCTCTATTGTTTTATTGATGGTGTTTTATTGCATGATGAGTGTTTTCATTGTGTTTTCATTGTGTTTTCATTGTGTTTTCATTGTATTTTTTGTTTTTAACATTTCCATCTGTTAATTTTATAATGGAAAATATATTACGGGTAAATAATATATGGATTAATTGTCATTGATATTTTTCCTGTTATATCCGGAAACTTTCATATTTTTGGAGGTAAAGGTATCGGCTTCAATTTCACCTAAATCGGAAAATAATTTATCTGTCAGAGCTTGATTAATTTGTGAATTATTTAGGCTTGGTTTCTGATCCACAGAAGCGGAAATTTGTCTAATCTGGGTAATATTATATTTAATATCTTGCAATTTCATGGGTACGGTAGTGGAATACATTAGAGAGGGGCGAGGGTGATTACTGAGAGCTTGCCAGAAATTACCTAAGCTATTTAAGTTCTCCTGTCGGGGAATAATTCGGGTATAGGCGCCGGGAATGTCGGTTAATTGGCGGTTATTAATTAATACATTCAGAATACGAGTCATCACTTGCGCTGCTTGATTATTGGGTTGGCTATCCGGGCTTGAACTATCGCTTGATGGTTTACTGGTGTCCCAATAAATAATTAAATAGTTACAATTGATATTGACCCAACCCGGTAATAATGTGCTGGTCATTGGATTATAACGTCTTGGTTCGCTTGGTGGCGGTTTTATCACTGACATGGCTATTTTCAGTCGGTTGAGTATAGCCGATAAAAACCGGTATACCGATAAATGCCTCATCTTGTTGCTGGGATATCAGGTTCTCCGTGATGGTGACGCCCGGCTGTGTTGTTTCCATTCTCGATTCCTCAATAGAACAGGCGCGGCGAACCGCGCCTCAGTACGGTTACTGTGTTACATTTTGCGAAAATTGCAGGATGATAAATTCAGCCGGACGAACCGCCGCCATGCCAACCTTAACCACCATTTTGCCTTGTTTAATATCGTCATCGGACATGGTGACACTTTGACCAATCTGGACAAAATAGGCTTCCTGTGGGCTGTTACCGGCCAGTGCCCCTTGTTGCCAGAGTTGATGGAGATAGTTGTCAATAGCTGACCGAACCCGTTCCCAAGTGGGCTGACTGTTGGGTTCAAAAACGGCAATTCGCATGGCTTGCTTGATATCCCGTTCTGCCGCGTTAAAGAGACGCCGAACCGGAATGTAGCGCCAGTTGTCATCATCTTGCAAAGTACGTGCGCCCCAGACGACAAATCCTTTGTTGCTGAAATAACGGATAGCATTGATGCCTTTTTGATTCATAGTGCTTTGTTCATTGTCGCTGAGTCGATCCGCGACATCGCTAATTCCTTTGAGAACAACATTCGCCGGTGCTTTCCAGACGCCCCGACGAGCATCGGTAGCACAGTACACGCCTGCCATGATTGCACTGGCAGGAATAAATTTTTTGTTATCTGCAATTTTTCGTTTTATTGCCTCGATAACTTGCTTATAGAGTTCTGGGTTTTGCTTTTTGAGTTCCGCCAGATGGGTAATTTTTGCATCCTGATAACCTGAAATCGCGATGCTATTCTCCTCTACCTGAATAAGTTGTGAGACTTTAACAGCGGGATAATAAGTCGCGGTTTGTGATTGCTGGCTCACATTGAGTGCGGTTTCTTTATCTTGATTATCAGTGATAAGGAAATAGCCCTCATTTAATAATGAAGATGTCAGACTGTTATATATTTTGCTCTGGTAATTAGAATCTTGTTCAGGGCAGACGATTAAGGTAATTTCTAAAGCCTGCTTAATTAACTCAGGAATTAATGCCAGCGTGTGAGAATCTTCTGAATCAGGAATTGGCAGGATATAACAAGGTCCGCCACCATTTTGGAAATAAAGTTTTAAAGCATCACTGCTTGTTGTGTAGGTGACGGTAGTTACATCGTAAGAATCACTGTTGTTTTTATCGTCTGTATCAAGCGTAATATTTTGGGCGGCAAAATTTTTTACATTATCTTTGGTTTTTGTATTGCCTTCGTTTTTCTCAGGATGGGAAGGGGCAGGCGGTAGAGTAGGTTCCGTTAATTTGACTGCTACCGACGTAATACAACCCACATGAAACTGATTAGTAAAATCCAACCAGTTACTCACACGTGTTATTTGTGGCGTTGCGCTGATTTTTTTCGGCGAGAAACGGCCAATAAAAACCGGGATTGCCGTGTTCCCCTGGCTAACGGAGAGAGCCAGTGATGCATCTTCTTCAATATAGACGCCGGGATAAGTTGGTGTTGTTGGCATGTTGCCTCCAATGATTATGCAATATTCTGAGTAGCTAGCTTGATAAATAAGTATTAAGCCGCTTGAATAGTGACTCGATCTGCGGTCAGGCTAATTTCCTGCACCGCGACTTCGTTGCTGGCGGCATCAAAAGAGGGGGCGGTTAATGAGGTTGGGAAAGCATTTACCACGCTCCAGGTCATCAAAATTTCAGTACCGGCTTCGTTGGTTAAACTAATTGAAATATCTTTTTTCTCGACCTGATTAAGTTGAATAGAATTAATCCAATCAAAAAGTTTAGTATCACCGGAGAAGACGCCTTTACGCAGGGTAATATTGATCGCCTGACGTTGACCGGGCATTTTGTAATAATTGCCTGTATCGTCTTTATATTCGATGACGTCATGAGAAATATCTAGCCCGGAAACATTATTAAAGGCGACTTTTTCATCACCGATGGAAACAACAAAACGGTAAGTAGAAATAGGATATTCAACAGCAATTTGTTCAGGAGTTGTAGGCATAATTTTTCCTTGATTAGTTCTTTACGTTTAAAAGATAAACAGAGCGTTGTTACCTTGTTTTGATTTTGATTAGCACTGAGCTATGGCTATAGCTACCGCAGCAACCTGCCTTGTGGCGGTTATTATTTATGCTGAAAAAATTTACTTCGAGATTATTTAGTTCGAATTTAATAAAGCGGCATGATTATAAGTAATGAATCTTTAGAGGGAATATTAATTAATAGTGCGTGATAATTATTAATTGGTATGGCAAAGGGTACCCATTTTGGATATTGGTGCGGTTTTATTTGGCTTTAGGGGTAGGGAAATTATAAAGGGATGATTATTTTCTATTTTATCGATCAATTGAGGATAAAAAGAATTAGTAAATGAAGATCGTGTTGAGCCTATGATTTGCTTTTTTCGAAGGATAAATGAAACACAAGGAGAGCAACCATAAGCCCTTCATTAATTCAAGGATTTATACCCGTTATCTTTCAAGTTGCCTCTTTGTCGGCTGTATTCACTCACCCCGGTCGCAGAGTTATCTATGCTCCCGGGGATTCGCGATCTTGCTGCCGCGATGTGTCTTGAAATCCATAGGGTATAAATAAGAACAAAAATGCCGATTTTGAATATCGGCATTTTACTGTAAAAGAGAAGATTAATTTAATGCTTTAACGCTTCAATTTTATCCCGGCTCAGTCCGGTACTGGTGACAATAATGTCCAGACTGACACCATGCCGTAATAAAGCACGAGCCGTTTCCAGTTTACCTTCCTCTCTACCTTTCTCTCGGCCTAGTTCAATACCTTTCTCTCGGCCTAGTTCAATACCTTCCTCTCGACCTAGTTCAATACCTCGCTCAAGCCCTTTTTGTTCAAGCTGTTCTGCAATAGTCATCAACATCGTTTCATGCTCCGGAGATTGTTCAATCAGTTGATGGACAAATTGGGAGAGATCCGGCGTATGTCCATTCAGTAAAATATAGTGTAACACCACATTGTGCTGCTCGGTTGTATTATACCCTGCATTCAGGAGTTCCACCAATTTGGGGACCCATTCCAGCATGTCCCGGCAGCGGATGTGTTTTTGCACCAGCTCCATCAGGGCAACCCCTTTATGCGTCAGGATCTCTTCATCGCTGAGTACACTGACGTCCACCAACGGAAACGCCTGACCGTATAAGCGGGCAGCTTGTTTTGGGAGCGTAAAACAATCCAGCCACCGGTTTGAGTAAGGATACGGCCGAACCTCTCCATGATAAAACAGCAGCGGCGCTACCAAAGGGAGTTCAGTATGGCCTTTTTTCAGGTGGGCCGCCATTGCTAACATGGCATAATGCATCAGCCGCCAGGCCATCAACGGGTCAGGAGTGGACTGATGCTCAATCAGGCAATAGATATAGCCCTGTCCCCTGGCTGTTTCAACCGAGTAGAGCACATCACTGTGCAGTTGACGTAAATGCCGGTCCACAAAACTTCCGGACTCCAGTTTCAATGTGGCTAAATCACACAACAGCTGGATCTCTTCGGGCAGATAAAGGGATAGAAATTCTCTGGCCGTTTCGGGCTGCGTTAAAAAATGCTTGAATAACGCGTCATGGTGAGGTCGTTTTTCTTTCTTTGCCACAATCTGTTTCTCTGTCTTATCAGGTAGTCATTACCACTCATTGCCAAGGTATAGTATTTCTACCAAGTCACAAAAAACATTGTCTCAGATTTCCTCAGGCAAATCTTTACCGAATGAATTAATAGAAGAGCCTAAAGAATAAAATATCAGAAAAGGACAAACGAGAAAAAACATTATATTTACAACAACTACTTTATGAAAGCCATTCATTTCAATCAGTTTTTAATTTGCATTCGCATAATAATAATCCCTCTTCGTCAAAATATCGATTATTTATATTTTCGTTAATCTTGGATGTTCAGATCACAAAAATTTGACTGAGTTACCTCCAGATGATCTATTATTTTGAAATGTTATTTAGACAGCAACAAAACCTCTTTTCCATTTAGTTTATAAAATTTTTCATTAGGTGGAAATGACAGATCTTCTGAATAAGCTTTTATTTTAATTTTACCAGCATCTTTTGTGATGAGAGCATAAGCTAGCCCTAATCTTGGGTTATTAGAGCTGTCTTTTATCTGATTATAATCAAACAAATTAACCTTTTCATTAGCGGTGGTTATCCTGGTATTTCCACTGACAGAAGTCTCCTTGCCAAAATAGGTAACCATGCTGCTATCATAGCTGGAAAATATATCAATCAATTGATTGTTTCCTAAAACTTTGCCATTATCTGTATTAGCCAGAATATTTTTTATCTCCGCCAACTCTTTATTTGTTAAAGCCACATGAGATTTATAGATGCTCTCAACGCCCTCACGGCTAGTTAGCCAATTATTATCACCCGGTTGCTGTCCTGCATGATAAGCATAAAAATAATCCTTATCAACAGCATAGATCATGGTGCATCCACTTAATTCGCCTGCTGATATAATTATGGGTTTTCCCTCTTTTATTTCATTAAATGGAATTTTGATGCCGACTGTACCCGATTCACCATTGGCAATATCCATAACACTAATATTATCATTAAGTTTATATTTTTCTCCCCAATCACCCATAATTGGGCCGGAAGATGACCGGGAACTGACATCCTTGCCTTTCCATGTACTTAAAACTCCGTGTAAATTACCTTTATCGTCAGTAATATCATTCATTGAAAAACTATTAGCAGTCTCCATGGCACTTACAACCTTGTCATTTCTTATATAATCAAACTTAAGTTTAATATCATGGATCTTATTTCCTGATAATAAACCTTTTTCTATTAAAGGTGCTATATTACCGTGTCTTAACTCACCTAGATCGGTATTTTTAAGTACTAATGGTTTGCCTTCTATATTCTTTCCAAAATTCCATAATAATGGCGATTCTGTATTTTCTTTCCATTTTCCATGGTCATTAATAAATTTTTGATACAGAGAATCATTATTGTCGATATAGCTGATAAGCGTTATCATATATGAGATGTTATCGGGATTTTCTAGCACTCTCTTATTTGAAAATTCTAATTTAGTGCTAAGTTCTTCCTTTGTTAATCCTTCTTTTAACATAATTTCATTATATTCTCTTCCTCTAAGCTTAGGCTCTGATAATTTTGCAATACTAGAGATATCCAGTGAGAAATCTTCTACTCTAGGGTAAGCAATATCTGGCGTATATGTATTAATTGCATGATAACTTTCATGTATTAATGCGGTAGAAATAAAATTTTTATATTCATCATCAGAATAACGCAGCCGTTCATTTCCATCAACGAGAGCATCTGCATAAACTGTCAATATGGGTTCTCCTTTTTGGAAAGATGAAGATGCGGCAGAATTTTCTGTAGTTTGAAGAATCATAATAGGCTTATTACTATCATAGCCCCCTGAATATACAATATGATCATTTTGGCTGAATTTTTCTAAAAAGGAGGCTTGATATTTTAATTTTTCAATTATATTCTTTTTAATTCTCTCAGAATGATCACCAAGGAATATATCAAATGCATTATTAACTTTTTCTATCGTTTCTGGCTTATTATTTTCAATTTTATTTATGCTATCTTTTAATATTATTATTGCCCTACTTCTTGCTTCTGATATTAAATTTCTAATATTTTCAGCTTGGGATTTCTCGATATTCTGCATATGTTTTGGTGCCGATTTACTCGACCGAGCACCACCACCTCTTAAACCAACATCTGAATGTTTAATCCAGAGCCCATTGTTATCTCGTTTAACGGGAATTGCATAATTAAATCTACCGGAATTGGCCGGGTTCATTATCCTCCATGTTCGGTTATCATTATCCCAACGTACCTGCCAGAAACCTCCGTGTTGTTTAATATAATAGTTTGTCTGCATATCGATATTGTCTAACTTATAAATGCCTTCAAACCGACCATCACTAGTTCCTTCCGTCATTGGCTTAAATTCCAGATCGAGAGCTTTCCATTTATCGGGAACTTTCCATTTATCGAGAGACTTACTATATCTAATGACGTCTGATTCCAACAAATTAATAGCATCATTTTGTACCTGAACTCCTTTTTTTAAAAGACTTGATTTTCTGAGTCCCTTATAAGCACCCTTTAAAATATTTCGGATCGGTAAAGGTTCGATTAAATCAATAATACCACTGGCTAATAGACGGGAAACCTGGCGGGCATCCAAGAGCTTCATCGAAGGCAATTTTATAATTACTTTCCTTAATAACGCTCTGCCAGAATAATTGATGCTAAGTCTAGCGGTTTCTTGCGCAATTTTCGTTAATACTTGATGTGATATTGATAGCCCCAATGTTGCAATAGTAAAGACTACATTGATCGAATCAAAAACGATAGAAATCACATCCTCGGCATCCAGGCTATAATCGCTGTCGGTAACTTCCTTGTAAATGACATCATAAAAAGGGATTAACACTGTAGCAATAGTATGTAAAAGAGAATCATCATCCAAAGAAATTTTGCTTTTATTCGCAATATTATCTAGACCTTCTTTTAAAAAACTATTGATGACATTGAAAGCATTGTATTCTTCTGGAAATTTCCTATCATAATCATTAGTATGAGAAATTGGTTCATCTCTCTTTATCTTAATTCTATTTTCAAAAAAATTATCCCAGAATTTTTCATAATCACTAAATAAATAACTATGTATAAGAATATCCGGAAAAATTCTCTTGTAAACTATTTGAGGGGAATTTCTTGCGAGTTCGACATGTCCACCCTCAAAATTACCATTTGGTTCTTTCAGTGCTTTCAGTAAATCGTTACTATTTATTTCCTCTTGTTTGTATTTCTTCATCTTTATTATTCCATCAATGAAAGCAATTAATAACCAATCACCAGATATTAATTCTAGAAAATTAATTTTTCCGATATGATTATCAATAGAAAAAGAAAAAGATTTTTTGGGTGGTGCCACAATTTCTGTAGGAGTTATCCCCAGATCTAAGGAAGAAAGATGTAATTTTGTTAACATGGTTGCTTCATAATTACTATATTTATCTTTATATTTATTAAATTGAGTTGTAAATTCTCTTTGGCTATCAAATTCTTCTCTTCTTTTAAAATCGAGGAAAGAGTAATATCCTTCTGGTAAAGTGGCTCCATTTTGCATTGGATTATATTGACGTTCGTCCGTCAGATATTTTTTTAGGATAGTGTATATTGTAATGTTATCAAATGTATTAATGTCAAACGATTTATTAATCATCATCCAATAAACTGCCGCTCTTAGCAGGGTAATATCAGAATAATACTCATCAGAGAATTCATCTGGGATAGTAGTTGTTATATTATCATGATCTTTTTGTTGTTGTATCAGTGAAGATATTTCATTAGCTTTTAAAATATCTAAATAATTATTAGAGGTATGATAATTATCAATGTCATGTATAATTTTTTTATCCAGATTATTAAGATTCAACAAGGTTTCTTGAAATCTATATTCTAATGATTCAAGATAATATATGACTACAGAAATAAGATCTGATTTTACCTCATGGTTAGTTGCAAAAAATTTTTCCCCATAATTGTCGGTTTCCTTACGGTTTATTTTATCAATTAAATAATTTATTAAAGCAGATAAATCATCAACATTTTCATAAGAAAAGTGATTATTAGTGGAGATATAATTTTCGATATTTTTTAATATTAATTTACAATTTTCGTATAATGATTTTTCCTCTCTCTTACGATTACTAAGTTCTTCTAGTTTACTCTTTTGGATGTCAATCTGGTTCTTAATATTATTTGATTCATTTTCCTTAAATTTAATCTCTGGATTAGGGTTTGCTAATTTGTTTTTAATGGCATTTTCAATACTATTCAATAATTTCTTGTTTCCACCACGAGATTTAAAATGATTCAAAAGATCTTTCTCCTTCTTTATTGATTCATTATCTTTTAATTTTAAATTTTTAATATCTCTATCTATTTTTTCCTTATATCTTTCAAGTTCATTGATTTCCTTATTATAATTATCTATATACTTATCATATGTATTCTCTCCCAATAAGTCATCTCCCATAGCTACATTAAGTACGACTCTAATTTTTGGATCATCGAGTATATTATTTTCCCATTGAGTCTCATTGAGGCTAGTCTTAGTAAGGGGAGAGGTATCTGTATTATTAGGGTTACGCTGTTCCTGAGAAATACTTTGATCACTCTGTACTTCCTGTCGATGCTCCGGTTCTTGCTCATCTAATTCAGAACCGACTTTTTGTGATATTGTTGTTAGAGAGTGAACACTATCGGGAGTAGAATAAACACTTTTTCCGTTATGAAGATCCCTTTTACCTTTATTATTTCGCGTATTCTTTCCAGAGTCAAATGGTACCATCCAGTCATTTGGACTTAAATATCCAGCTGTTGCTTTCATTGGATTGGTACTATTTGCAATTTTTTCTGTCGGTGGTGGCGATGGACTAAGATGTATAGCTAGCATGATTGCTGCTTCTTGTGTCGTGAGTATGCGAGGGTAATCTGTTGGGTTTTTTATTTCATTGATAGTGTCCATAACATTTTTATGTTCATTACGCTCTGTTTCTGGCAAATAATCCAAGAAAGATGGAGGAGGAGACAATATTGATTTTATGTAACGTGCAAGAATTCCTAATCCAGTTAATCCACCTATTCCCGCAATAGCCTTAAGAATTTTATTTCGTGATGAAGTAGGATTTTCTGATTTTTTTTTCGGTCTCATCTTTTGATAACATGGGTATATTTAATTCACTTTCATCATTATTTATATCTATTGAAATATGTTGAGTTGATGAACTCTTATTACCATTATTAGTAGTTGCTTTTGTGTCGTTATTAGTTTTAACTAGCTCTTCATATTCGAACATTTCTGTCTTCAAAATTATTAGAGTAATCTGATTTTTAGTGTATTGGCATTATTTTGTTCGCAAATGTTACGTGGTTTCTCCAATATTTGTTAAAGTTCCTAAAGTTTCATAACTATTTCATATTGTTACTCTTGAATTATAGCGTTTGGTGGCTAAAAATCGGGGGGGGGCCTTAAATTAGTAATCATGAAAATTTATGGCTGTTTCGTATAACAAAGCTCATCTTGTGAAGGAGTGGGCTTATGTTAGTAATATTGAGTTACATTACCTTCCTCCATACAGTCCAAATTTAAACCCGATAGAGCGATTATGGAAGGTCATGAATGAACATGTTCGAAATAACCGTTATTTCGCTAATAAACATGAATTTCGAGACAACGTATTCAAATTTTTCACCACAACGCTACCTGATATAGCGGACTCGCTGATGTCTAGAATTAACGACCATTTTCAGGTGCTAAAAACTGCATCTTGAAGTTTCTTGGGTATATATGGTGCTTCATTTGCATATTCATTAGAACTTTTTTCTAAGGCGAAATATTGACCTGACCACTGTGAATTTTTTTGAGCTTGTCAGCATCTTTAAATTTACCTAGGTTTAAGTAATCGTGTATATCTTCATGTAGTTTCTTATATTCTGCTAAACCTAGGTTTTCTGCGTTGTCTAAAAAATCTGGGATAGCGGTCGTTTTATATAGAAGAGTACCTGCCTCAATGATATCTGTAGTGACATCTTTTGGTTCTATATCCGGTTTACTTTTCTCTGTATTATCTATGTTTATTCCCAAGTGGTTATCGGTTTCTGTGTTTTCATGTTTTTCTTCTGTATTTATTTTATTTCTTTTTTGGTTATCATTTTTATTAGAATATGTGCTGAACATGTTATCACCTTATGATTATTTTAATGAATATATTGCAAGATTTAGCATGGTAAGTGCAACATGCATGACTATGCAAATAAATAGATTGGTATTATTTTAAATAATTCACTGGATATTTTGTACTTCAATATTCACATGAGAGATTGTTTTTTTATTTATTAAGACTCTATAATTAATCTGACTGAGATAACTTCATCCATTAATTTTGATTAGGTAGGTTTGGTATTTTTCCCAATTTCGCATATTTTTTCCAATCCTCTAGTAATTTACCATCTAGTTTATTAAATGGTTTGCCTTCTGCATAAGCTTGTCTTATTTCTTCCAAAGAAACATGTTTTGATTGAATCATGAATTCAACAATATTTCCTCCCCATATTTTATTTTCACCGCCTAATCCCTTGGTAGAATAGTTGGTAATATATTTATATTTTTTATCGGGTAATATTTTTTTATAAACTTCTTTTGCAAAATAGTCTGTCACATATTTATCATAATTTAGGTTGTCTGCTTCCATATCAGTTTGAGACTGTAAGCCTTTATGCTGATGTGATGACGCATGAAGGCTTTCATGAATTATTGTAGATATTATTTTTGCCAAATTGAGCTCAGATTCTCCTCTATTATTCAAATGCGAGTATTCTGGAGAATTTATTCCTATATAAATTTTTCCATTATCAGGATTCGTCCAAGCTATAGGATAACTCGTTATATCTTCATCGTTGTATTCATATTGTCCATATTTTTCATCAGCTTTTTTCATTTCCTCGATTATTCCTTTCACAGTAACGCCTATGGGGGCCAATGGTTTTATGTCTTCTTTTTTCAATACTTTTTTGATTTCTTCATAAATTTTATAGAGACCGTCTTCTCCTATATAATTATTTATCTGTTTTGATATTTCCCAATCTTCAGATTTTACTGTTCCGCTTTTAGAGAAATGTACATCTTCATCTTTTGGTTTGAACGGATTATTATTTACTACATTATTTGGTGACCTTTTCTGAGGAAGGCTAGGAGATAATTTCGGTGCTGGTGGTGCTGGTGGTGCTGGTGGTGCTGGACGAGTGCTGGAAAGTTCTAAAGAATTGCTGTTTATCTCCCTATTTTTGGGATCTTCTGCATTATTTTTTGTTTTTCTACCATGATCTTTAACATATTCGTTTAGCATTATTTCACCTATAGAGTTTGAAGAATGACAATGAATAATATGTGGATTAAGTTAATAGTTTTATACCCTTCATCTTTCAAGCTGCTGCTTTGTTGGCTGAGTTCACTTACCCCAGTCACATAGTTATCTATGCTCCTGGGGATGCGTTCACTTGCCGCCGCCCTGCAACTTGAAATCTATTGGGTATATAATATGGAAATCTCAAATAAACATATTAAAAATAATTGTTTTAATGAATAATTATTTGTTAGGCGAGTAATTGTTTGTTATTTTAGTATGAAAATAATTTTAAATCCTAATTAACTTATCAACATTTTCTTTAGAAACAACAATGCTAACACCATTTATATTAACAATAGCCTCTTGACTGCTTTTCCATTTGGTAAGTGTATCTTTTATTTGTGGTAAATAAGTTACGCTAGTAATACCCGAAACTTCAACAATAACGTTTTCATTTTCCTGATTTTGATTATTTTCTGTATCAGGTTTGGTTGTCAGATTCACTTTAGCAAGGGCAAGACGTACATCTTCTGTGCCGCCTAATTCCACGCATAATTTATCCATTAAAGCCTGGTTTATTTGTGAATTATCCAGACTGGGTTTTTGATCCATAGTAGCAGATATTTTGCTGACTGGAATTACATTGTCCTCAATCTCTTGAAGCTTCATCGGAACGGTAATGGAGTATAATAAAGAGAGGCGAGGACGATTACCGAGAGCCTGCCAGAAATTACCCAGACTGTTTAGGTTTTCTTGTTGTGGAATAATTCTGGTATAGGCACCGGGAACAGGGCAACCGCATGAATGCTTAAATATTATTCAGATTAGAAAATCCTGCTTGTACGACTTGTTCCAGAAATTGCGTTTTCATCCAGGCTCGCATTCGTTTCTTTCTTATACTTAATTTGCTGCCTTCTGTTTTCAGCATATTCAAGGCAATTCGCCTCAATATCGCGATATTTTCCGCCGCATTTTCTCGATAAATCTGACAATCATCCTCATGAAACGTCG